GACCGGCAGGCCGTTCCCCGGGCTGGCCCGGTCGAGCCGGCCACCACCGCAGGCTCCCTTAGCTCAGCCGGATAGAGCAGCTGCCTTCTAAGCAGCCGGTCGTTGGTTCGAATCCAACAGGGGGCGTTTCAATCAGGACCTGCATTCTCAGCCCAAAAGCCTTTCTGTCACTGGCTTTTGGGCTGGCAGGCTTTGCCGGCTTCTGCTCGCCCGTGCCAGGCTGTGAGAAGGACCTTCTCACATACCTTCTCACATGCCAGCGGCCCCGGAATGGGATGTTCTGCTTCGTGGCGGAGTACTGCGGGCCCTCACCCAGAGGGGCTGCCGCAGTGGCTGGACGGTGTCGAATTTCAGGGGACGTGCCCGGCTTCACATCACCGCCCGCGCCGTCGATGGGCATCGCAAGCAGCTGCTCCTGCCCTACCCGTGGGAGTCGGACCAACTAGAAGCCATCCGCGACGGCGTGGTGGCGGTCTATGAGGCCTTCCGGATCGGAGTCACACTCGAGCAGGCCATTGCAGAGCTGGCTGCAGCCAAAGCAGAAGCTGATGTCAGGCGCCAGGAAGAAAGCCTGCCCAGCCAGCCCTTAAGCCTGCAGCCCAGTGCTCCACCTCCCGCGACACCCAGCCGATCGATCCAAATCGACTGGGCTGGCCTGATCCGCCGGTACCAGCATCACAAGCTCCGCAGCGGCGAAATCAAGGAAACAACCTGGGAGCGGCTGTACAAGCCGCGTATGGCGTTGGTTCTCAAGACAGCGAAAGGGCCACCGGCAGCCCGCGATGCCACCCAGCTGCTGGAAGCACAGGCTGATCTATGGAGTCAGCGCCCTGGCTGCCGCACCAGAAGACTGCAAATTCAGTACACCGCTGCTCTGCTGCGCTGGGCGGTCAGTCAGAAGCTGCTTCCAGCCCAATGGGCTCCGGCGCCGGACCTCTCCACGATCATCGGCCGATCGAGGGAGAGCCGCGCGGTCACGACGCCGATCGCAGTGCCAGACATCCTGGCGATGGTGCAGGCCATCCCAGACCCGCGCTGGCGGTTTGCCTTCCAACTGCTCTGCGCCTTTGGCCTGCGCCCCGAAGAGCTGCAGCATCTGCAGCTTCGCCATGGACGGCTCTGGTGCACGTATGAAAAGGTTGCCTCTCGCGGCAAAACCAAGCCGAGGCCACTGCGGCTGCTGCCATGTGACCAATGGGCCACGGACTGGCAGCTCCTCGAGACCTTTGATCCGGCAAAGCTGCCGCCCATGCGAGCTGGCTTCGGCTCGGATTCGTTCAGCCGCTACCTGCTGCGGCGTGATCACTGGCAACACCTGCGCCAGCAGTACGAAGCACAGGGAGAAAAGCTCGTGCTCTACTCCTGCCGGCACGGCTACGCCCACCGGGCCCATGTGATCTGCGACCTGCCGCCCAAGGTGGTGGCCGCGGCGATGGGACACAGCGTGCAGACGCATCTGGCGGCCTACAGCCGCTGGTGCGGAGACGATGTGGTGGATGATGCCTTCACAAAAGCTGCTCAGCGACTGAGCCTGGAGGCATCGTGAGTCTTTTGTTTTAGAGAGCTACTGCTCACCAGTTGGCTTGATGTAACCAGTCTCGATCAGAAAAGCCCGCAAGGCTTCCGGGAACGACCTGTAGACGATTTCACGACCAAGACACTTGCCGTTGTCATCTAGATCTCCCTTGCACTCCTTCAGCCCCCAGTCGGAAGACGCGTCGTAGCGCTGTGTCATACGGTCCCATCCGTCATACAGCTCGCCCACCAGCGCCTTGTTGGCGACGTAACCGGCCAGAAACCCATTGGGTGATCCAGGGTTTTTTTGTTTGAACCATTCGGCCATGCGCTGCAGGTTGCGGCGATGGATCGGTCTAAACTCAGGCTGATGGGTAATATCCACGAACTCATTTCCTTGGAGTTCCCAGATGCGTGCAGGCGCCGTGCTGCAGGCGTAGCAGTCGAAGCGATAGAGAAAGCGGTTATCGACGTCAACGATCAGGAAGCGACCATTTCCGAGCGGGTCCTCTGCCGGTGATTCACCTCCGTCAAAGGGTCCGAGTGTCACCTCTCGCCAGATCTGGCCGCTGCGGTCACTGGTGAGTACCTGAATCTGGTTGCAGCAATGAGCCCCTCCCGTGAAGGAAGAGAGCAGAACTTCGGGGTAGGGGTTTGATGGGTCCATCTCTGCGATCTGAACCACCGCTGCTGGACTGCCGCCCGATTTCTCAGCACCAACTAGGCGGCCGACCTCGTTGCCATTGACGCGAACAACCGCCATCGGTTGCAGCACGTTCGATCCGTACTCATTGATCCGCCGCTGCTGTTGTGCGCTGACCTCCACCGCGCCACTGCGCAACGAACCGCTCATGCGGTTGTTCTGGTAGTCCATCTTCAGGACCTGGGCCACCGCCGGACTGCCGCAGAGGGCACCCAGTCCGATCAGGGTGGCAATGAAACGGGGTCGCAGAGACACAAGGCAATAGGCAGGCCGCCATCCCGAACCGTAGGAAGAGCGGCCACGTCTGCAACCCTGCTCACTGACTTAGATGGCGCCGGCTCCAGCCGGTGATCGTGGCCTCCACGTTCTCCAGGTGCCACTGCAGTGGCCCCCGACCCTGGGTGCAGCCCCAGCGGCGGTAGTGCTTGCCAGGGGTGAGCACCCCCCGCAGCCGCAGCTGACGGAGGGTCTCCCGGCTCATCCCCAAAGCAGCGCAGGCTTCTGCCGTCGTGACCCAGACCCGCTGGCGGGATGACGTTGTCGGCGTGTCCATCAGCCCCCTGTCAGTTGCGCCCGCAAGCGCTTCAGGGTCTCGATCAGCCAGGAGCGGCGGTAGCTCTTGACCTGGCGCGGGGCGCTATCTACATATTGCTGACGCAGCGGCGGCTCCTGCCCGAAGTCGTTCCGGTAGGCCTCGGCCACAAGCATCCCGGCCGAGCGGTATTTGGTTCGCGGCAGCACTTGCTGGAACACTTCCAGCCAGGCATCGCTGAGGGTGAGCTCTTCATCAACGGCATCGTCTGACAGCAGTCCCGCGCTGGCGGTCAAGACTTTGCTGCGCACGATGTCCTTGAACAGGAGCTGGTCGCGTTCATCCAGGCCGCCGAGCCGCTCGAACACGACGATGCTGCGTTCCACCAGGGCGATCACCTCGGCTTCCCTGAGCTGCAGCGTGCTTTCTTGCACCGGTGCCGGTTGGGGTTGCTGGATGCTCTCCAGGAACCAGCCGTCCATCCACACCGCGAACGGTGCGCTGATCCAGCGGGCCAGATCGACCGCGACCTGGGGATGGACCCAGGTTCCGCCGCCCTGACCCTGGCGGGACTCGATCAGGTCAAACATCCGAATTTCGGAGGTTTCAGCCAGGGCATCGAGATAGGTCTGGCAGCGGTCGCTCTCCCGGTACTTCGACCATTGCTTGCCGTTGGCCCTGCACATGGCCGTGGCATTGACATAGCCGTCGGCGGTGCGCCGAGAAATCGGCGTGCCATTCCAGGAGCGGGAGACCAGAGCGGGGTGATCCATCGAGGCGAGAGTTGCAGCTGAATGGGATGACGTCGTCGTCTTGTTCATCGGTCTGAGTGCGGTGTGACGGGGTGGACCTCACCGGCATTCGTGCCGGCATCGGGGCGGAAGACGGTGTTGGTGCTGGCCATCGGCCGCGGCGGCACGGGCCCGGCGAGCACGAGCAGCAGGGTGCTGAGCTGAAATGCCAGCCCCAGCAGCACCAGCCCGCGCAGGCAAGCCAGGCTGGAGGCCGTGACCGCGACGGTGGTGGGCCGGCGGGTGCGGCAGAAAGCAGGCAGCTGGGGACCGGGCCGGTGCGGGGGCCTGCCGCTCCAGGCCCCGGAGTTGATGCCCTGACGATCGAGCGGCATCAGAACAACTCCTCACCGTCGTCGGCAGCGCCAGTGCTCCAATCACCGGCACCACTGCCGGTGGTGGTGTAGCCCTCGACCTCCTCGAAGCCGTCGGTGGGGTCGACCTGCTCGTAGGGCACGAAGTCGACCACTTGAACGGCGCGGGGCTGGAAGGTCATGCCGCAGCCGTTCTCGCCGTCCCAGTCGTAGATGTCAAAGGCGACGACAACCTTGGAGCCGTTGCCGATGGCAGCCCCATCCCAGGGCTGCTTTTTGGCATCGACGATGCGGGGCCCCTCGGAAAGGGAGCCGTCACGCCGCTGGAACTGCGGCACCTTGAAGCGCACCACGGTGACGTCGCTGGGCTTCTCCTTGTCGGGCTTCCAGGGGAAGCCTTTCTCGGCGCGGCGCTTCCGGCTGCCGTGCAGGGCGATGAACTGGTCCTCCATCGCCAGCAGGAAAGACTGGGCTTTCTCGTCGCTGTTAGGAAGCAGTAGGTCTGCTGTCCAGGCCTTGGGTTTGCTCTTGTCGAGCTGATGCCTTGGGGTGATCAGGTGGGCCCAGCGCACTTCGGCGAGGGGGCTGCGAAAAATGTCTTTAGCCATCGGATGAATTGGTGGAAATCGGGGGTTGATCGAACGGAGGCAGGGGCGGCAAGCCAAAGCGCTCGCGCAGCAGGTGATGCACCGCTCCGCTGGCGGAGATGTTGTGCCTCTCCATCACCTCTCGGATCCGGAGGAATACATCGCTGCGCACCTGGGTCTGGATGAAATGGCGACCAGCCAGAGAACGGGGCTGCTCGCCGTAGCGGCGTGGCGGCCGGGGGCGATGGCTCTCGCTCATGGGCTTGGCTCCGCAGCAGGCTCGGGCTGCACCTGACCCTGCGCTTCTTCGAGGAAGAGCGCGATGAAGTCGCTGTGCTGGCGCTGGGTGATGCGATCCCCGATGGAGCGGGCATTGCGCGGCACCTGGAAGTGCTCGCGGAAGGCCTTGGTCAGCTCCTGACGGGCGGCCTGGGACAGGTCGAGCACACGGCGGCGGACCTCGCTGACCTCCTCAGGGGTGAGGGGAGCCAGTGCTGGATCACCGTCTGCAGAAGTGCCGTCATCGCTGGTGTGAGCCAAGGGGACTGGCTCCTCAGCAGACGGGCTTGCTGACTGCTGATCGAGGCAAGCCTGCTGCGCAGGATCCACATCAGACTTTTCAGCCATCTGCTCTTCTACATTTGCATTGGGCTGTACAGCCCGAGCCTGAGCGGACACAGGAATGCCCAGCAGCATGGCCAACATCAGGCCGGTGGTTTCGGCCAGATCATTGGCCTCGTCAGCCCAGGACTCGCTGCAGAGCTCGGCCCCGGCGACATGCATCACCGTGACCTGCAGCCTGGAGCGGCCTTGCTGCTCGCGCAGGTGAGCGGACCAGCCGATTCCGCGGCGGAAGGCGGGACGGGCTGAGTGCACCACCGCCGCCAGATCGGCGGAGGCGATGGGGCGCACCTCGGCCTGAAAGCTGGCCAGGGCATGGGTGAGCTGTTGCTCGGGTGTGGCGTCGGCCGGGACGGCCGGGGGCGCCTCAATGGCGGCCTCTGGAGGCCTGGGGGGTGGAGCCATGACGGATCAGATCGGGCGGTTGCCCGCTGATCCGGATCTTAGGGCTCTTTGCTGGAAGCCGCACTCACAGCGGCTGTTAATTCCTAGCCATCAGGCTGTGACTGGCTTCTTGCCTTTGCGGCCGCTGGGCTTGGTGTCCTTTTTGTTGGCGGCCTCCCACTGGTCCAGCCAGCGCTTGGGCAGATAGATGTCGCCCTCGATCCACAGCGGGGCCAGCTCCTCCGGCTTGTAGTCGCCGAAGCCCGTGAGCACTGCAAAGAAGCGCTTGCGGTGCTCTTCGCTGGCCTCGACCGCCAGGGAATTGAGGGCGTCGCTGGGCTCAAGGCCGCATTCATCGACAACCCGGCGCATCTGGTTGCGCCACTTGGCCGAGAGCTCCGTGGCTTTGCGCTGACCAACGGTCGGCGCGGGGGTGGTCTGGAACGCTTCCGGCACCTCCCTCAGGCCGCAGTAGCAGGCCCAGAGCTCCAGCGGCGTCCAGGCTGGGCACTCGTCGTCGCCCAGCGGGATGGCGTTCTCGAGCTTGTCCTTGATCGCCTGGCTCTTGACCGGCCCCCAGTCCTTCTCGGCGATGCGGCGGTTCAGCTCGCCCAGCTGCCAGAAGGCCTTCTGGCGCAGCTCGCCAGCCTTGCCCTGCTCGATCACCGAGAGGTTGCCGTAGGAGATCGCATCGAAGCCGGCCTCTTCCGCCCAGCTGCAGGCGGTGTACTGGGTCCAGCCGTTGGTTCTTCGCCAGTTCAGCAGCATCCGACCGAACGCTGCGCGGTTCTCCTCCTGGCGCTCCAGCAGCTCCGCGTAGGTGATGGCCACGTTCAGGATCCTGAATGGGATTTCCCGAACCATACGGCAAACTTGGCACTCCTAGTCACTTCCTGACACGTCCTGGCATATCAGGTCTGATCCTGTCCGAGCTTCTGCAGGATCTGCTTGGCAAGCTGCCCGGTGATCACCTTCCCTGTCTCTGCCTGCAATCTCAGCGCAAGGGTGTAGGGGTGCTCGCCTGGGTGGGCCTTGGCGAGACGCCTCAGCCGCTGCTGCAGTTCTGCCGGATCCATCAGTGTCCCAGCAGCACTTGCCTCGGGCTGCCAAGCAGCTGCTCGGCCTCCTCCACAGAGCGGCAGACCGCCGCCACGCCACCGAGCTCCTGCACGAGGCGCAGGAACGCGCGCTGCTCAGGGCTGACGACTCCACTGGCGGTCTTGACCTCCAGGGCAACGAACTGGGCGAGCCGCTGGCCGACCATCTCCGGCGTGATCTCCAGCGAGCGCAGGCCGATCAGGTCGCTGCTGCCCTTGCACAGCCCAAAGCGCACGAACCGCCCCTGCTGGTCGACAAGGGCACCGGTGTTGTTCCTCCAGAGCCGCACGGCCCCGCGGCCGCAGGCCAGGCGGATGCGCTGCTGAATCTCGTGTTCGCTGGGGTAGGAGGCCATGCCTCCTGTTGCCGGGCACGCTTACTTGTTGGTGCTCCTCAGGCTCCCAGCACTTCCAGCTCCTGCAGCAGCCGGGTTGTCTCGGGCATGGCCACGCCATGGCGCTGGGCGCGCTCCAGGGGGATCCGGTAGATCGCCTCGAGTTCCATCGCTCTGCCGGCCTCGGCGTCGAGCTGCATGCTCGGGGCATAGCTAGGCATGGCGGCGGTGCGGGCGAGGAAATCGTCGATCACATCGGATGTCAGGGGCGCCCCCTCGGCATTCGCCGCCTGGATCACCTCCCGCATCACCAGCTCCAGGCGCCTGCGCAGTTCTGGATCTGCCATCACCTCCAGCGTGTGCTGGCCGCTCACCACGCAGAGGCCGGAGAAAGCGATGTTCCACACCAGCTTGCGCCAGCGAATCGTGGCCAGTGATTCGCTGCGATCGATCGGCACCCCCGCCGCCGCCAGATCTGCCGCCACGGCAGCGCAAGCCTGATCGCCTGCCGGGGTGCGCGACAGGGGCGCGAGATGCACCAGGCCATGGCCAAAATGCCGCACCGTGGCAGGCGCCAGCCGCGAACAGGCCACATCGCATACCCCCGCCAGCAGCTCGGCGCGGGGTTCCGCCTTTGCGGCCTGTTCCTCGCTTCCCAGGCCGTTCTGCAGCATCACAATCCAGCGCGGCGGTGTTTCCATGGCTGCCAACAGCGCCGACAGATCGCCATTGGACGTGGTTTTGAGCGCCACCAGCAGACCATCCAGCGGGCCGAGCTCAGCCGCACTCCCGCAGAGATGCTCGGGGGGCACGGTCACATCGCCCCAGGTGGGCGACTGCACCCGCAGCCCCTGGGCCAGGCCGGCCTCCAGGTCGCTCCGCATGCAGAACCGCACTGGATGGCCCGCCTGCCATAGCCGGCTGCCATAAAGCGCCCCCACCGCACCGGTGCCCAGCACGCCATAGCGATGCGGTGGCCTGGCAGGGGCCTGCGGCTCTGGAAGCTGCTGCATGGTCTCAATCGCTTCAACTGCCAGCCTGGCAGCCTTCGCTGCTTTCCCCTTCGCAATCGCGGCTGGCGATGGTTGGCCGCGGCATGGCCATTGCGCAACTGGTGCCGCGCCGCTCGCTGCGCGACCTCTTGCCCCGGCTCGGGGCCCTGAGGGAATCCCTGCCCGAGCAGAGCTCTAGCGCGGTGGCAGCCATCCAGACCATGCGGCTGGAGGTGCAAAGGCCAGGGCGGCTCAGGGGACGTCCCAGGGATTGATCAACTCCAGGCCGATCTCCGCGAAGTCGGCCGTGTCTCTGGTGGCCAGGGGAACTCCATGGGCTAGCGCCGTGGCCGCGATCACCGCATCCGCTGTGGCCATTGGCCGGGCCAGCCGTTCGCGTCGCCGCAGCAGTTCGCCATACCAGTGGGCCGCTTCGCTGGTGAAGGGCCAGATCCGGCCCGCGAACAGCTCGGCTGCCAGCGCATCCCAGCTCTGCTGCAGTCGCTGCTTGCGGCGGCCATCCGGCAGCCGGGCCAGGCCATGCAGGATTTCGGCCTCGTTCATCGCCGTGATCGCCACCGCCTCTGGATCGAGGCCATCGGCCCAGGCCAGCACCCGTGGCTCTGGCTGCGGGCGCATCAGCTCCGAGATCACATTGGTGTCGAGCACGATCACGGCCAACCCTCCCCTTGCTTGACCAGGTGTCCTCAGCGCGCAAGCTCCGCATCACTGCCGAATTCGGCTGGTGTTGGTAGGGAGGAGCGCTCGGGCAGCTCCAGCTCCACGCCACCGAGCTGGGCGAAGTGCTCATGGATGCGACTGCCCAGGCCCTTACCCCCAGCGACGGGCTGCCGGGTTTCGATGGCAGAGCGGAGGATCGTGCGCGCTTCCTCCTCCATAGATCGTCCATGGCGGGCCGCTTGGATGCGCAGCTGGGTCTTGGTGCGCTCGTCGAGGTTGCGGATGGTGAGGGTGGCCATGGGCGACTCCCGCTTGCACTGACAGCACTGCTGTCAACGCTAAGGCCTCCGGCCGCTGCTCGACTGCACACCGACTATGCGCTGCGTTGCCGGGCGGCCCACACATGCCTGGCCCAGCCCGGCTTGTAGCCGCGCTCCTGCTCGCGCTGCAGCAGCTGCTCGAAGGTCTTGCAGCCGGCTGCCGGGTGCGTGCGCCGGGGCCGCTGCTGCTGGTTGGGTTTGGGCCGGTGGCGGGCGGCGCCCGTCACTTCAACCAGCTCGCCCTCCAGCTGCTGCAACCCGCGGCGCTGCTCATCCCGTTCTTCGGCGAGGAACAGGTGGCCGCAGTCGGGGCAAACCTGCGCAGCGCTGGGACAGCTGCAGAAGCAGACCGAGCAGTCCTTGATCGGAATCGAGACGCCTACCCGCCGGCGGCGGCCGGCCAGGTTCCACTCGCGCTCATCGGTCGGCAGGCCGTGGCGATGGGCATTGCCGACGTGATCGAGGATCACCGCCTCCTGCTTCCCCGGCGCGGGCCTCAGGGCCCGGCCGACCATCTGCAAGTAGAGGCTCAGGGAGGCTGTGGGGCGCATCAGGATCGCGCCGCCGACTGAGGGGATGTCGGTGCCCTCGGAAATGATCATGCAGCTGCTGAGCACTTCCACCTCGCCGGTACCGAGCCCGGCGATCAGGCGTTTGCGTTCCTCGGCTGGGGTACCGCCGCTCACCGCCGCGGCCCGGATTCCCGCAGCGCGGAAAGCCGAGGCCATCTGCTCGGCATGGTCGATCGTGCAGCAAAAACAGATGGCGGTGCCTGGGTGAAGCCGGCGGCGGTAGTGCGACACCGCATCGCCGATGGCGGCCCGGTCCCCGTAGGCGCGTGCCGCCTGCTCCAGGTCGAACTCGCCCATGCGGCGGCGGAGCTTGCTGTTCCTGGCACCTGGCCAGGAGAAGACTCGGGGTTTTGCCAGCCAGCCCTCTTCGACCAGCCAGCCCGCTGAGGGACCCAGCACCAGGGCCTCGAAATAGCCGCCGGCCTCTACTCCCAACCCCTTGCCGTCGAGGCGTTCCGGGGTGGCGGTTTTGCCGATCAGATGGGCGCCCGGCCAGGCCTCGATGATCCGGCCCCAGACGTTGCCGGCGACCAGGTGGTGGGCCTCGTCCTGAATGATCAGATCCGGCGGCGGCAGCAGTTCAAGCCGCCGGGCGACGGTCTGCACCGAGCCCACGGCGACCTGCCGTCCCTGCAGCGTTTGGCCAGGAGCGATCACGTCAGGCTCCAGCCCCCAGGCACGCACAGTTCCGGTGAGCTGCTCGATCAGCTCGGCCCGGTGGGCGAGCACCAGCACCCGCCGGCCCTTGCCGGCCGCGCCCTGGACGATGGCGCCGATGGTCTGGCCCTTGCCCGCACCGGTGGGCATCACCGCACAGACCCGGCGGTGGATCTTGAGGGCAGCGCGGAGGTCGGCCAGCAGCTGCTGCTGATAGTCGCGCAGGACGATCGGGGCCATTGGCGTGACGGCAGGCTTTGCGCTGGGCAGAAGACCTCAGCAATGTCTAACTTATCAAGCCCTGCCGGGTGCGCTTAGGGTGTGCTCAGAACTCCAGGCATCCATGGCCTCCTTCGCGCCTCCCCTGAGCGTCTCCATCACCGAGGCGCAGCTGGCTTGGCTTGACCAGCGCCGCCTGCATGGCACCCTCAGTCGCTCGGCGGTGTTGCGCCAGGTGATCGACGCCGCGATCGCAGCAGAGACGCGCGCTTCGGCCGTGCCAGGGCCTGTGTTGTCGGCAGCTGCTGAGCGTCGTTGAGCTGCAGCGACACCCATGACAACCGACGTGCTCACGGCGGCCTCAGGCCGCTGGCGGGAGATCCTCGAGGCGTTGGCGGGGCTGCGCGCTGAGCAGCTCAGCAATCGCCACCAGCCCTGTCCGGCCTGCGGCGGGCGGGACCGCTTCCGCTTTGACGACCGGGACGGCAACGGCTCCTGGTTCTGCAACCAGTGCGGCGGCAAGGACCACCTCGGTGGTGGTGGCACCGGCATCGACCTGCTGATGCGGGTGCGGCGCTGGAGTTTTCGCCAGGCCTGCGAGGAGGTGGAGCGCCACCTGGGCCTGGAGCCAGGCGGGAGCGGGCGGCATCGGCCCCAGCCGGTGAGCACCGGCACCGGCGGCAGCCCCTCTTCTGTCACCGGCCTTCCCGGCCACGGCAGCCGGCCCTGGCGACAACCGGAAATCCCACCGGCTGACGCCTCCCCACCGCTCGTCGATCAGGGTGCCATCGCCCAGTGGTGCTACCGCGATGCGGCAGGCAACCAGCTGTTCTGGATTCAGCGCCTCTGCCTGGGCGGCAAGGGCCGCAAGGCCTTTCTGCATCGGGTGTGGCTCGATGGTGGCTGGCATCGGCCCAGCCGCCGCGATCCCTTCTCCTGCGAGTGGCCAGCACCGCGGCCGCTCTACGGCCTGCCGGGCCTAAGCGAACGGCCCGAGGCACCGGTGCTGGTCGTGGAAGGGGAGGGCACCGCCGATGCCGCCGCCAAGCTGTTTCCCGAGCACGTGGTGATCAGCTGGGCCAACGGCACCAACGCCATCGCCAAGGCCGACTGGCAGCCGCTGGCCCCACTGGGGCTGGCGGGGCGGGCGGTGACGCTCTGGCCCGATGCCGACGCGCCCGGCCGCAAGGCCATGGCGCGGCTGGCCGCTCTGTTGAGCGAGCAGGGCTGCCGGGTGCAGCTGGTGGACCCACCGGCGGACCTGCCCCAGGGCTGGGACCTGGCCGATGCCGACTGGACGCCCCGGCAGGCCGCAAGGCAGCTGGCGAAAGCAGCTCAGCCATGGACTCCACCAGTCACCGGTGCCGCTGGCAGCGGTGATGACGCTCCGCCTCCCCCTGGACCGACAGCACCCAGATCGGCAGCGCCCTTCCTCTGCCTGGGTTTTGACGGCGACTCCTACTACTACCAACCGCACAACACCGGTCAGGTGATGCGCCTCTCGCGCAGCGCCCACACCGCCACCAACCTCGTCGCGCTCGCCGCCCTCAGCTACTGGGAGACGCTCTACCCCAGCAGGACCGGCATCAACTGGGCTGCTGCAGCCTCGGATCTGTTCGAGCAGCAGGCCAGCATCGGCGTCTATGACCCCGAGCGGGTGCGCGGCCGTGGCGCCTGGCTGGATGAGGGTCGCGTCATCTTTCACCTCGGCGATCGCCTCAACGTGGACGGCCGCCCCTGCTCCGTTCTGCAGCCGCCAGCGTCCCGCTTCTTCTACGAGCAGGCCCGTCACCTCGACGGCCCTGGCGATCTGCCCCTGCCCGATGCCGACGCGATGCAGATCCGCTACATCGCCGAGCGTTTTCGCTGGGAGATGCCCGCCTCCGCGCACTTCCTCCTCGGCTGGCTGGTGCTGGCCCCCGTCTGCGGCGCCCTGAACTGGCGTCCCCACATCTGGCTCACCGGTGGGGCCGGCACCGGCAAGACCACCATCCTCAAGTTGTTCCTCCGGCCCCTGCTGGGTGGCGTTGTCCAATCCGCCACGGGCGGCACCACCGAGGCCGGCCTGCGCGGCACCCTCAAGTCCGACGCCATCCCGGTGGTCTTCGATGAGTTTGAGCAGAACGAGCAGAAGGACAAGCTGATCGTTCAGAACGTGCTGGCCCTGGCCCGTATCGCCAGCTCAGAGGGCGGCAAGATCTACAAAGGCACCACCTCCGGCGGCGCGAACAGCTTCGAGATCCGCTCGATGTTCTGCGTCTCCTCGATCAACGTGTCGCTGATTCAGAAGGCCGACATCGACCGGTTCTGTGTGCTCGGCCTGCGCAAGGACCCGATGGATAAAAGCGAGTGGCTGGACTTCGAGCGCGAGATCGCAACAGTCGCCACGATCGACAACGGCAGAGCGCTGATCCATCGCACCCTGCAGCATCTGCCCTTCATCATCGAAAACGCCCGCGTCCTGGCCCAGGCCCTTGGCCGGCGCTTTGGTCAGCGCTTCGGGGATCAGCACGGCACCCTGCTGGCCGGGGCCTGGAGCCTGGAGGCAGCAGGCGGCGGCCACCTCAACCTGGTGATGGCGGACCAGTGGCTGGACCAGATGGACTGGCAGCACCAGCAGCCAGATCACACCGAGGCCGATGAGATCAAGTGCCGCGACACCATCCTCCAGCAGATCGTGCGGTACGACATCGGGGCCGAGGCCTCCTTCGGGGAGATGGTTCGCTGCGTCGCGTTGCAGGAGTCACTCGCCGGCACCATCTGGGACCGGCTGGTGCCGGTGCTTGGCCGCTACGGCCTGCGGGTGTTCCGCGCTTGCCAGCCCCTGCCGGATGGAGAGCGCACCGAGGGGCATTTCCTGGCGGTCGCCAACGCCAACGCCCAGCTCGACCACGTGCTCCGCAGTACCCCCTGGAGTGGTGGTGCTCACCGCTCCGCGCTCAGACGGATCGACGGTGCCTATCTCCCCAAGCGTGTGGTCCACTTCGCAGGGATCGGGACCAAACGCTGCGTCATGGTGCCCATTGATGCCGCTGACCTGGAAAACGTTTGATCGAACAGCCCTCCAACAGCGATCGTTAGCCCGAAAACGATTGCGGCACAGGAGATCTTAGGAAGTCTAACGATCTAACGCTTGTCCCAGCCGATACACCCCCATAGACACATAGTGCGTGTGCGCACCAGAGAGACCCCCTCTCATATCTATCTCTATTGAAATAGATGTTTGATTGTTAGAGGGGTGGTCAGACCGTAGTGGCGGCAAGGGTTTTCGATCTAACACTCGACCGTTAGATCGATGTTGGATCGTTGGATCCCGATTCCGCTTACCCTGCTGACATGTCGCATCACGACCTGCCCTTTGACTGCCTGGCCGTGGGCCAGCAGTTCGCCGTTGACCTGCCCCGTGAGCTGGTGATGCGGTTGGCCAGGGCCTACATCCGAGAGAACCCCGGCACTGGCTTTGGTTTCATGCGAGAAGGCGGCCAAACCACTTGCACCCGGATGGCCTGAGCCCGTGGCCGTCCACTCCGCCACCACCTGGCTTGAGCCCATCCCCAGCCTCTGGCGGGACGAGGCGGCGCACCGGTACTGGCTCGGCGATCACCTGTTCCCGGTGTCGATCACCGGCGTGCTGGCCCATGGCCTGAACGACACCGCCAAACGGGCGATCGAGGCCAAGCGAGCGATCTGGGAACCGCGCGGCGTCACGGTGCACGCGGCCCTGGAGCACTACACCCAGGCCCGCTTCCTGGTGGGCCGGAGCGCCGCCGATGCCCTGCTGGATGTGGAGCAGCTGCCGGGCCATCACCAGTACCGGGACTGGATCCTGCCGCTGCTGCAGCTGCCGCTCTGGGATGAAGTTCAGGTGATCGCCAGCGAGCGGCTGACCTGCTGCCTGACCCGCAACGTGGCTGGGGCCTTCGATGGCGCCTACGTCTCACCGGCACTGAGCGAGCGGCGGGGACGCGAAGTGCGGGTGCTCTACGACCTCAAGACCCTCTCGGCCCACGGCCGGCCCTATTCCACCGCCGCCCAGCTGGGGGGCTACATGGTGCTGGAGGCCGCCCAGGGGAACCACTACGAGCTGGGCCAGACGATCTGGAGCAAGCCCGGCGAGGCCTCCTGCAGGACCTTCTACAGCCGTGAGCAGTGCCTCTCGGCCTGGGCGGCGGCCTGGAGCAGCTACTGCCTCGCCCACAGGCCCTTCTGAACGCAGGGAGAGACCGGTTAGGAATTAACAGCCCCTGTGATTGCGGCTCTTAGGACAGAGCCCATACAGTGAAGCCCTGGCGGGCTCTGGTCTGCTGACCTTTGAACGCCGTGCTCATGGTGATGCCTGCTGCCCTTGCTGAAGTCGCCCCTATGCCGTCAGACGCGCCACGCGGAGCGGCGGATGGGGCGGACGCCATTGATGCGCTGCTCGATGCGATCACGGCCCTCAAGGCGCAGCAGAAGCTGTTGGAGCAGCAGCTCGAACCGCTGCTGGAGGCTCTCAGTGAGGCCATGGCTGCCGGCCAGCTGGATCCCTCCTTCTCCCACGACAACTGGGCTTTCGCTCACAGCTCCGGGCGGCTGAGCTACGAGTTCCCGGCGGCGGTGCAACAGATCGAGCAGCAGCTCAAGGCTGCCAAGGATGCCGCGATCCAGCAGGGCAGGGCCACCGAAAAGCGCGGCAAACCCTTCTGGACAATCCGCCCCCCGAAGGCCCAGGACCAACCGTTCTGAGCTGATGCCGCAGCGTGCCCACGCCCTGCCTCCCGCTGATCCGGTGGAGGAGCTGCGCGCTGCGGCCAGCGCGGAGGACGACAACGGCCAGCCGCTGTATGAGCCCACCGATCCGGCCCGGCCGATCGGCCATGCCAATCCACCGCGCCGCCCCAAGGGCGTGGCGGTTCATCGGCCCCCCAGGCCCTCGCGGCTGGAGGTGGAACGGCGCATTGCTCAGGCACAGCTCTGGGTGGCTCAACGCCTACCTCTGGTGCAGATCATTGAAAATGCTCGTGAAAATTGGGGAATCCACAACACCCAAACGATCAACCGCTACCTGAATCTTGCGCGTGAGCGCATGGTTCAGGAGCTGATCTCTGACCGGCGCAGGCATCAGGCCGAACAAATCTTTGCGCTGAACGACTGCGCCCGACGGGCGATGGATGCGGGCCAGTTCAATGCCGCCGTTGGCGCCTTCCGGGTGATTGCTGAGATCGGTGGTCTGCTGCGAGCCCCCATCAAGCCGCCGGAGGCGAAAAGCTGATGGGTCGCATCGCCTCCACGACCAGGCCCACACCAACAGCGACCAGCGGTGGCGGGTTGCTGCTGGACCCCGCCACCGACCTGTGGGCCGACTGGGGCCTGCTGGGCGTTCCCGACCCCGATCGGGTCACAACAACGGGCCAGGCATTGCTGTTCCGCGACTTCATCCGCTCGGCCTTCCCCAGCTTCCAGTTCCACCGGCTGTCCGAGCTGTTGATCGATCTCCTGCAGCAGGTGGCTGATGGCCAGGTGACCCGGCTGATCGTCTGTTGTCCGCCCCGCCACGGAAAAAGTCAGCTGGTCTCGCGCCTGTTCCCTGCTTACTGGGTGAGCCGGCACCCGGAGCTGTTCTGCGCGATCGCCAGCTACTCCGGTGAGCTTGCCTATGCCCACTCCCGCGAGGCCCGGCACTACTACCGCCTCACCGGCCACGCCCTCTCCAAGGACTCCGCCGCCGTGGGCAATTGGCTCACCCCCCAGCGCGGTGGCTGCATCGCAGCCGGTGTGAGGGGGCCGTTTACGGGCAAGGGCTACAACCTCGGGATCATCGATGACCCTTACAAGGGGCCGGAGGACGCCAAGTCGGCGCTACAGCGCGAACGGCTGATCGACTGGCTCAAGAGCGTCTGGTTCACCCGCGCCGAACCTGGCCTCACAGCCGATGGAGCTCTGCTCCCGGCGGCCCAGGTGGTGGTGCAGACCCGCTGGGACCACCACGACATGACCGCCTGGCTGCTGGAGCAGGAGGCCGAGGAGAACCCTGAGCACTGGACGGTGCTCAACCTGCCGGCCATCGCCGAGCCGGAAGCGATTTCAATGCAGATTCCGCATACCTGCAAGAAGGTCCCCGACTGGCGTCAGCCCGGGGAGCCCCTCTGCCCGGAGCGGGTGCCGCTGGCAGTGCTGCAGCGCATCCGCACCCGCCTTGGGTCCTACTGGTGGAATGCCCTCTACCAGCAGCGGCCCAGCCCAGCGGAGGGTCTGCTGTTCCGCAAGGACTGGATTCAGTCGCCGCTGCCGGTCGCCCCAGGCCAGCCCCGCCGATACGCGCCCCTGGTGCTGAGCTGCGACCTGAGCTTCAAGGACGGCAAGGAGAACGACGCCTGCGGCTTTGCCCTGCTGGGCTTGCTGGAGCCCCAGCGGCATCCGGCAGCTGAGGCGCGGCGACAAGGCCTGGCCTTGGCCGCCAACGCGGCCGGAGCCCAAGGAGCGAGCAGGGGTGTGAACGTCACTCACCCCCTCGCGGGCGGCCCGGACCCGTGGGCGGAGCTTCAGATCGAAGCGCTCTGGGCCCAACGTCAGCGGCTGGATCTGCCGGGGGTGATCAAGTTCCTGCTGGCCTCACTCGCGTCGCTGGAGCGGCAGGGTCTGCGCCCCAACGCAGTCCTGATCGAGGACGCGGCGAACGGCCCAGCCGTCTGCCAGCTACTCAAGCGCCAGCTGCCGGGCCTGATCGCCATCCCGCCCAAGGGCAGCAAGGCCTCACGCGCCCATGCCGTCGCCCCGCTGGTGGAGGCGGGCCAGGTGCGCTTTGCCCGCAAGGCCGACTCCCTGATCGAGGAGCTGCTGGCCTTCTCCCCCCGGGGCGGGGTGGATGACCAGGTGGATGCCTTCTGCCAGGGGGTGCTCTGGATCGAGGCCCAGTTCTGGCGGGGTCGGGGTTACGGCAGCTCGCCGGTGCCGATGGTGTTCAGCCGCTGAGCAATGACCGACGCCATCGCCCGGCCCCTGCGAACCCCCGCTTGTCGTGGTGCGGCGGCACCGGCAAGCCAGCTCGAACTGGCGCTGCGGCCGCACGTGGTGGCGACGTGTCTGCCGCGGCCCAGCAGTGCTCAGCGTGTTCGGATCGGTCCTCGACCGAGGCCGCGACCCCAGCACCTGGGCGATGCCGTTCAGCTGGTGATCGCCTTCCCGGCCAAGCCGCGTCGTCACCGGCCAGTCAATCCCCACGCCGCTGCCAATGCCCTGGCACTGCAGCACCGCGACATCGCCGCCACCGTGGCAGGAAACATCTCCCGTCGCACGGGCCACCCGAAAGAAGACCTGGAGCAGATCGCCATGCTGGGCATCATCCAAGCCGCCCGCCGCTATTCACCGGAGCGGGGAACCTTTCGGCCCTATGCCCGTACCTATGCCAATGGGGAGGTGTATCACTATCTGCGCGACAAAGGGTTCCTGATCAAGGTGCCGGCCTCCTGGCGGGAGCTTTGTGCGCGGGGGCAGAAGATGCACAGGCTGGGAACGGCTTTTGCTGATTTGCCTGCTGCTCTCGGTGTTAAGCCTGAGAGGTGGAATGAGATCACAGCCGCCTGCAGTCAGCGGGTGGTGGCATGGGATGCACAGGACTGAGTCTACTCCGCAGTGATGGGGAGCATGGAAACATCAAGTGAGATCCTCGCCAATAGACCATCAGCCAGGAACGCGCAGCATCTATCCGTAAAACCCAAGCCCCCTTGGAGTAACACGATTATTTCATGCCAGTAAATCCGAGCAGAGCGAGTAGGCGTTAACCCAAGCATAGCTTGGGGTTGTCGCCTCCTTAGTCTGTTCCGGACGTGTCATTGCCCGTATGCTGCCAGCCAAGGACTCGGGGTAAATTGCTCTCAGATGATGTGTGCGGTGAGATGGAATGTTTTGAAATAGACCCCACCCCGAATCCTGCCTAAATAGGGCATATATAGCGCCTCCACTACTATCGTAAGCCAGCCCCATTTCTAGACCGCAATTAATACCTAGTGATGCCTTGACGAGCTCTCGTTCAAGAATCGAACCTTCTCTCGTTCTAATTGTATTTGCAACTGACTGGAAATCAAATGGCGCAGAATCCAAGGAGGGCTTTAGTTTTATGGCTTCATTGATCAGATCATTGATCCGCCAAGCCGTCATAGCATCAGCTTCATGAGCAAATCTAAACATGGATGCTATCTCGACAAGATAATCTTTTTTTGCGATCGCTTCTGCAAATTCATCCGAATGTGGCATAGGACCGAAAAGTTTTTCCCTTAGATACTTTCTTATCCCATGTTGCTTTCGTGCAATCGTCACCTGGGGCAATGATGTGGAAAGCACTTCAAATATCTTTTTGAGTTGATCTTCCGGGCTGGATACAATCTCTTTAGTGATTTGCTTTGTCACACTAAAGAGAATTCTGTCATTTCGTGTTGCAGAGTAGATCAGAATGGAGTAATCTTCGGCCTCTTTATTTGTTACAGGAAGTTTAATGTCAAGTGTTGATGCCCTATCGATAAACTTCTGATTGCTGCCGCATGACGAATCAACACGCGCAAACGTTTCTAGTGTTCCCTCCGGTAGATTTGAAATCCTAATACTGTCATCCGTATCTATATATTCTATCGCAATCCTGTTGATGTAAAAAGTATTGTGCATTCCATCTCTAGCTCTCTCTTTGTTCGTGCAGAACGAAAATCGCTCTGTCCCTTTGGGAATTTTATCTGGGCTAGATATGTTCTTATCCTGAGCCGCTTTCCAGGCTTCTGGTAAATTTGACCTGAGAAGCAATGGGTCACTAAGAGATTCAATAAAGCCAATGATACGAGAAGAACCTCTTTCAGGCCTTGGGCGCAATCCATGCCAGTTGATGCGCTTAGATACATCATGCGCACACATAGTGATCCATGGGTTGTTTGCCAGGGCGCCTATCTGATTTACTAGAGCCAAGTATCTTGGGATAGACTCAGGGATATACTGAAGACATCTAGTCTTAATTCCAGAAAGCTCATCAGGCAGGCTGTCAATCTCATCCCTTCGGTAGAGTAGCAAGTCGATTGCAATAAGATTCAAAAGATAGTCCGGCATTGAGCCATTCTCTGCTAGGCGATACCTGCTTATGCACTCACTCGCTATTTGCAAGAATGACTTGTCCTCTTTCAATGCCGTAAAATCTTCGCATCTTATTGCTTGCGAAACGGCCAGAACAAGTTGCATCTCATTCCACTCTATGTCCTGAGTTGGCGTGATGCAGTGCAAGGCTTTTACCAGGTCAATCGAGCTATTAATATCTGTCATTAACCGTATGCACGCAGCGCCAAACTTTGAAACCTCAAGGCCACCATCTTTCCCATGAATCACAAGGCCTTCTTGCAGCAGAAAGCTGATAGACTTATCTATCTCAAGCTCGATCTCACTGGTCTTTTGACTGCAGAAAGCCTGAAAAGTTCTTGAATACCACGCCTTTGCTTCGTTACTAGACTGAATGTTCTGTAGTGCAATCTCTGCCAGAATGACATCGATTAGCTTGCTGCTCATAGCACTTCTAACTTCGCTACTTCTATCAATCCCCTCGCACCACTTTTCTCTTTCATATTCAGGGCAAATAATGATTCCCCATCCTTCGTTTCCCTCTCCCCTTCCAGCACGGCCTAGCATCTGATTGGCTGTATTGATTTCCAGGGGTTCATCCCACCCGAGCGTCGTCTCGCTAATAACAACAGTTCTCGCCTTAGTATTAACGCCTTGAGCAAGGCCGGTTGTTGAGAACAGGAAATCTATCTCGGCATTGTTAAACCTACGCAGAGACTCATTGCTTTTGCTGTAGCCATTAAAGTATATTCCAATTCTATTCTGAAAGAGAAGCGCGCTTACATCGCTAGACGGAGGCTGCTTTGTGTCAACTCCTTTAAGCAGATCCTCTGCTCCGGTGAGGTCTCGAAGTAGAGATATAGCTTGCTTAAAGCATTTATTCTTGGACCTACAGAAAACAAGCGTAGCTCCGTTCTTTTTGTCGTCATCCTTGATGGATCTAAGCGTTTGAATCAATGTCTGTTCTCGTCTCTTGTCTATTATCCAAAAATCTTCTCGTTTATCAGCCTGATAGCTAATGACTTCCTTGTCGAGGCTATTCGGTTTCCAAGTGCTTTTTAGTACACGAGCATTGAACCAGCCAGCGAACTCTTCTTCGTTTTCAAGCGTGGCTGACAAGCCAATGATCCGCGGGTATGGGGCTTGATCCTTGATGCGTGCAATGATCGACTCGATCAGAGCACCCCTTGCCTTGTCTGCCAAGAGATGTATTTCATCGATGACAATCGTGTAAATCTGATTCGTGATTTTATTTGCGCTCTGTCTCCTCAAAATAGATTCATACTTTTCTGTTGTGCAAATCCATAAATTATTTCTTTCGAGGAGTTCGTTTGGCACGTCTTCGCCTCCCAGCAGTGATAAGGCGTTGAGTTTTGGATGCCTTAAGCTCTCAAGGGCCTTCGTTATCTCCTTTGCTAAAGCTCTAGACGGTACGAGCCAGACTGCCTTGGCATCTTGCCTAATCGCAGCACTGAGCAGCGCTAAAATACCAACTAAGGTCTTGCCAGCACCGGTTGGTGCGATTACCAGTAAATTATCTTCTCCATACAGCGCGTGACGTGCGCAAAGGCTTTGTAGAGGGTTGAGCTTGCTGTAAGGCAATGCATTGCGAATGTCGGCCTCTTCGATTAGGCCTTTAACATCAGCATGAAGCTCGGGGCCATCGAGCTGCCCTGAAACGCTCTGCTCTCTCTCTCGGAACTGACTACTGAATTCATTGATCTTGCCTTGGTCTTTGCTGAACTCGGCGAAATTTATGTTCTTGAGTGCATCCTTGTTGAAGAAGTTGAGTGTGATGTGGGCATGTTCTTGTTCACTGCATACCGCTTTCCCGTGCAGTTGAGGCAAACCAGTGACATAAGCTCCACTGCTTCTTAGTGATTGGATTGTGCGCCGATTGGAGTGATCTGGTCTGATCTGAACTCTCACTTCGATGCCCCGCCTAGCTGCAGTCTCAACCTCTTGACGGATTCGTTTGCCCGTTTCGTCGTCTGCCCACCAAGGCATAGCTATAAGCAGGCGTTGATTTGCCTCTTGGCAAATCCTTAAAATTTCATCAACGTGATTGTTGACCTCGTTCATGGGACTGCTCGTTGATCTGAGCTGTAATTCAAGGCGAGACGCGTTTGTTGCCTCGAGCCGACTCGGCTTCTCGGCTTTTGCATGGTAATTTCGAGGACCAATACCTATTCAGGCTGAATGATTTATGGTGTCGCCAACTTGCCTCATCCCTGGCAATCTCTCGAATAAGGGATCTCGTGCATCCTGTCCAGCGAAACACGCCGAGCGGCCTTTGTGTGCAGTTTGGCTATTCCGGGGAGCCATGGGCTTTCTGCAATGTCCCCTAGGATTAGCAATGGTTCCCGCGGCGGAGGCCACCCGTTCAGCTACCTACACAGACTTAGCAGGTCTATAGATCGCCGATGGCAAGAGCAAGCAGCTCCCTCCTGCACCCGTGCTCGCAGCTGCCAAGCCGCAAAATGCTGTCTCCGACGCTCCTTGGGGCAACCACCCAACCCTGACCACCCTGCAGCCCTCCCTGCAGATCACTGCTGACTGCTGGGCCTTGCTCTCTGCCCCCGACGGCAGCAGCCGCAAGGAGCACTACCTGCCCAAGGGGGAACGAGAGCCTGAGACCGCCTACCGCAAGCGACTTGATGCCGCCCGCCCTTCGGGCTTCTTCCGGGACGCCCTGCGCACGTATGCCGGGATGCTTAGCAGGGGCAGCTGGATCAGCCTCCCGGCCAGCCTGAGCTCGGTGCTCACCGACGTGGACGGGCGGGGCACGGACCTTGGTGTCTTCTTCGCCGCTGCTGACTTGCTGGTGCTCCGCGATGGCGCCGCTCTGGTGCTGGTGCTTCCCCCCGAGCACAGCTGGCCCAGCGAGGGTGACCGGCAGGAGGCCCTGCGCCGCGGTGATCGGCTGTCGCTGCCTCGCCTGCAGTTGGTTCCCCGGGCCAACTGCCTGAACTGGGAGCTGCCCGTCTCCTACGGCCTGCCGGGCCGGATCATCTGGCGGGAGCCGGTGAACCGGCCGATCAGCGCAGAGCTCCCCGGCAGCGAAGGAGCGGTGACCGAGCAGATCAACGCCCTGCTGAGCGATGCGGACGCCCCCGACCGCTGGCACTTCCGCAGCCTGCAGCTGCTCACTGCTGACGCTGTCACGGGGCTGCAGCTGGCCCATCACCCTGTCTGCGCCGACCCCCAGGCCACCAGCGGCTGGCGATGCGAGGAGCCAGTGGTCACCACGTTTGAGGGCATCAGCCGGCTGCCGGCCTGCTGGTACACCTCCGATGGCTCCGCCTTCGGGGAGGGGGACCTGCCGCACCTGGGCCTGGCGCACCAGTACCTCAACCACTTCCGCTGCAAGAGCGAGTACGAGGAACTCCTGAGCCGCACGGCCCTGCCGGTGGGCGTGCGCAAGGGCATGGTCGATGCCATGGGCAATAGCCAGGCGGGGCCTGTGGTGCTGGGCCCCAACACCTGCATGGACCTGCCCGCGGATGCGTCCTTCGAGTTCGTGGAGATCCGGGCACGGTCCCTGGCGGAGCACCGTGCCTGGCTGCAGATCCTCGACGACACCATGCGTCGTGATGCCCTGATCCCGTCGCAGAACCGGGGCGCGGCCCGCACTGAGATGGAGATCAGCCTCACCGCCAGCCAGAGCTACGCGCTGCTGCAGGCGATGGCGATCCAGAAGGCGTCGCTGTTCTCGACCCTGCTCCAGCACTGGACGGCCCTGACCGGCGAACCCCTAGATCCAGGAGCGGGCCTGCAGGTGACTGTCAGCCCGCTCACCCCACCGATCCAGCCACAGCCCCAGGTGAAGGAATGGATTGAGCTGTTCGACAAGGAAGTGATCAGCCGGGAGGAGCTGCGCCACCAGCTAGCGCTGGCCACGGCCAACGCCATCAGCAGCCCGACGTTGGATGACAGCCCGGCGACCAAAGCCGGAGAGGGGAGCCACAATCCCGCTTCCTCGACTGGTCAGCCGATCAGCTCGCCGGCTGGGCCTTCACAGTGATGGTCAGATTGCCGTCGCTGTCGCGCTGCAGGGCATAGATCAGCTCCTGCAACAGGCCTTGCAACTGCTGGACCGCCTGCCGCTCCTGCTGGCTGGGGTGACGCACGGCTGAGGTGATCAGCCTCAACCCCAGGCCGGCACTGCCGATCACCCCAAGCGGGCCCATCACCACCGCCAGGCCCGGCACGAGCATCAGGGCCAAGGCCAAAAACACCGACACCGGCAGGGCTCCGGCGGCCATCAGGCCACTAGTCTGCAGGATCTGCAGCAGCCGCTCTTTTCGATCTTCCGGGGTGCCGTTGAGCAAGGCATCGCGGTGCACCAGCAGCTGATCCACGGCTGTGATCGCGGCTGAATAGGCACTGGCCTCCACTGCATTGCCCAGGGTGCGTTGCCAGAACTCCGGGGTTTGGGCTGCGGCTAGCAGTCCATCGAGGTGGTTGTCCGTGCTGGCCCGGAGACGCTCTAACCAGCCCATGTCGCTGGAGCCGCGGCTGATGTTGAGCGAGCCGTCCTCCCAAATCCCATTGGCTGCATCAGCGGCCAGGTGGGGGGAGTTGAAACGGCTCTCGATGTGGGACCAGTGCTTGCCAAGGGCATCGCCTCCCTTGAGGAAGGCATCAACCGCTGCGGTGCCGTAGTGCTCCAGCTCACCGGGCAGCTTGGCCAGCAGATCTGCCGCTGCCACGCCGTGGTTGGAGGCTGCAGATGTGATGCGGCTGATGAGCTGGGGATCAACCCCGAAGTTGTTGAGCTCGCTGAGCGATGCCGCCACCGTGCCGGCAGCCACAGCCAGGGCTTGGGTGGTGCGATCGAGACCCTTGCGGACCTTGGCAGCGGCGGCAGCGCCCGCGGCCAGGCCAGCACCAGCAACAGCGGTGAGATCTGCCATGGCCCAGGCGCAGGGCTCACCATCTTGGCGCGGTCAGGCAGGCCTCTTGGCACTGCTGGCCAGCAGAGGGATCGGCTGCTGGCAACAGCAGGCATGACCACCATCATTCCTACGCCTCAAGACTCGCCCCACCGCTGGCGGGCTGCTGACCTGGAGGGCATCCGGGTTGCCCTGTCGATCCCGGCCCGCCTGCCGGCGGTCCGCGCCATCAACGACGCCATGGCGGATCTCGAGCAGCTCTACCCCGATGCCATCCCAACCGCCAGGCGCGAGCTGGATGCCATCGCCGCCATCGACACCGAGCTGGCGGGGCTGGCTCCCGAGCAGCTGCAGGCCCCGATCGAAACCCGGAGGAAGGCCGTTGGCCCCGACGCTTTGCCGGAGGACGGCACCCTGCCGGTCAAGAAGGCGGATGTGATCGAGTACGACACCGAGCTGCTGCGGGAGGAGACCATCACCCGCTACGGCGAGGGGCTTTCGATCGAGGCCGCTCTCCGCCGCCAACGGGGAAGCCATGCCCAGGCCCTGCTGCTGATGCTCCCCACCCTGGCGAACTGGAGCCGCGACCCTCAGTTGAGCGGCAGCGGCGGCGGCTTCACCGCAGCGCTGGAGCGGGGCTGAGCCGTGAGCAGCACCCCTGTGCTGCCGCCTTCTGCGCTGCAGCCCTACGCCAACGCCCGCATCCTGCTGTTCTCCAACCAACTACCGGGCGTGCTCGATTCCGAGCGCACGGGAAGGTTCCTGTTCGAGGGGTTCCTCAAGCGCCTGCGGGGGATCTCCAGCAAGGAGAACGCCCCGGGGCTCGATACGGGGGACTTCACCTACGAGGGCTACCTCACCCGTGGGGCGGTGCTGCCACTGACACCGTCCCAACCCTGGGACTGGTTGGCCACGGACATCGCCTGGAGCACCAGCGGCATCCGGCCCGTGTCAGCCACCACACCGGCACTGCTTACCCCCTGCTTCGGTGCCGTCTGGTTGGGTCCGCTCACGGAGCTGCGCACCCCAGGTCTGCTTCCCTCCCCCAGCCGGGGCCAGTTGGCGGCCTTCTCGGTGACTGAGTTCGGTGGTCTCTACGGCGCCGGTGGCATCGGCTCCTTGACCCAGCCCCTGCTGGGCGAACGGATCCAGGCCGCGCTCAAGCCCAACCGCGTCGCGGTGGTGGGCACCGGCGACAGCCTCAACGTTCTGGCCGAGCGCCACGGCACCACCGTGACCACTCTGCGAGGCCTCAACCCCACCATCACTGCTCGGCCATCGGATCAACTGCCGCTGGGGAGCTGGCTGTTCCTGCCCAAGCGCCGCGCCGCCGCCAACGCCGACACCAGCACCACCAGCCTGCCGGCTGGCTTCTACACACCGGAAACTCTGGCCACCTACCTGGGGGTGTCGCTCTCCACCATCTACAGCTGGAACTCCAGCGGCTACGGCCCACCCTTCGTGAAGCTGGGCAACCTCGTTCGCTACACCTACGAGGACGTGGAGCTGTGGCTGGCGCGGCAGCTGGAACTGTCGCGGGGCTGACTCAACTGCTCAGAACGAAAGAGGCCCTACTTCTTGGCGCCTTCGGTGTTGGTGTCGCTGCTGTTCTGGTGGCCGTTCAGGTGCTTCTCACAGGCCATGGCACCGCTGCCTCCCAACACCGCTGCGGCGAGTAACGCAATCGAGAGCAGGCGCTTCACGGGGGGCAGGCATCTGCGGTTGACCGTAGGCAGCTCGGGCTCCTTCGGCTGTGCTCCACTGCGTTCTCCTCACAGATCGATGGCTGGCAATAGCTGAGGAGCACAGCCCGGACGGGGTGCTCCTCCACGACAGCCGCGATGGGTCATGGCCACTGCCACTGCTTCTTCCACCTCCAGCACCACCGCCACCAGCGGCCAGGGCGCTGACGAGAATTACGCCGCCACCGGCCAGCCCGGTGAGACCACGACCACTGGTGGTCCCTCGGGCGACTCCAACGGCGCCGGCGGCCAGGGCGGCACTGCTGCCAGCGGCGGCGACAGCTCCGGCGCTGCTCAATCCGAGGCCGGTGCTCCACCTGCGGACGACAGCCGCCTCACCGAGCCCCTGCGGGCCGAACGGCGCAAGAGCAACCAGCTCGAAAAAGAAATCCGCACCCTGCGCCAGCAGCTGAACCGCTTCTCCGAGATCAACCCCGAGGAGTACGCCCGCCTGCAGGAGGCCGAACGCCAGAAGCAGATCCTCGAGCAGCAGATGGAACTGCGCGAACGCCAGATGGAGGAGGCCTCCGCCCAGAAGGTGGCCGCCGTCGCCGCCGAACGCGACGAGGCCAAGCAGCAGATCCTCCAGCTCCGCAAGGACCGCCTGCTGGAGCGAGCCTTCTCCCAGGCCGAGGGCCGCACTGGTGGGGATGCCAGGGGCACGTTCTTCGACATCTTCAAGGGGCAGCTCGGCACCTGCTTCCGTCTCAGCACCGGCGGGGACGGCAAGGACGTGCTCGAACCGCTCGACTCCCAGGGCAAGCCCCTGCTCGGCGATGACGGCCGGCCGATGACCACCACGGAGTTCCTCGATCAGATGCGCGTGCATCCCGTCTACGGCTTTCTGTTCCAGCAGCGGGGCCCGGCCGGCATGCAGGCTGCCGGTGGGCTGACGGTGTCTGGGATCGGCAGCAACGGCGAACCGATCAACCCCCAGGCCATGTCGGCGTCGGAGCTCTACCGGGCGTCCTTTGCAGTGAACGGCCGCGGGGCTCGTCGCTGAGGCCGCTGGAAGCCCAATGGCACGGCGACCCCGCAGCTTCTACGCCGGACTCTCGTTCCGGCCGCCGGCCCCTGTGGCCGCTGCCGCCCGCCGTGCCCTGGAGCGCCGGGCCCAGCAGCCGCCTTCCAACCGGGGCATGACGCCGGTGGGGCTGGCACGGGCCCGGCAGCTGCTCAACCGTCAGCAGCTCTCACCCCAGACGATCGATCGAATGGTCAGCTACTTCGCTCGCCACGAGGTCGACAAGCAGGGCTCCAGCTGGGAGATCTACGGCAAGGGTCGCCAGGCCTGGGATGGCTGGGGTGGTGACCCCGGCCGCCGCTGGGCCACGGCTGTCGCGCGGCGGATGGATGCAGCGGAGCAAGCAGCCCAGCGCTCAAGCAAACAACCCCGCCGCCGCTGACGCGCGAGCCGATCAACCCTGCAACCACCCGGAGCCTGGAAAACGCCGCCAGCCAAGCGATCAACACATCAAAAGGGGAGAAACTGACGCGAAAAAAATCGCGAATTCTCCTCATAATTCGCGTTTCAAAATCAGCTCCCTGCAACTCCTTGGAGAGCGCCGCAGCTCCTCGTAGAAAAACGCAAGCTCGGGGGGTATTCCCCCTGTTTCCGGGACCGGCGCAGGGTGCCTCGGAAATTTTTCAGGTTCTGGGAAATCCCCCTTCTCAGGCCCTGCTGTCCCGATCGGCTCCCGTGCCAGCCGCCTGATAACCCGCCACCGGTGGTGGAGATAGGGAGCCCGTGCCACCATCAGTAGTGGCAGCGGACCCTGCGCTGATGACGGCCACCACCTTCAACGTCCAGAACCTGCGGGGCCAGTCTCTGCTGTTTCGTTGTCTGGAGACGGGCTTCGTGACCACGGCACCAGCCCTCACTCGCTACCAGCAGGGCCGGGGCATCGACCCCAGCCGCCGCGAGTTGGTGGGTGAGCGACCCGAGCAGTGGTGCAGAAGTCGGCCGGTGACGATCTGCGAGCACTGCGGTGTGGCGATCAAGGGCAACCAGTGGACCGTCCGCCAACACCAGCAGAGCCAGCGCTGTAGAAGGGCGAGGACGCCGCTGCCGGCCTGATGGACCATCCGCTCTGGCTCCTGCTGCCCTGGCTGGTCTTCGCTGTCGGCATGGGGCTCAAGGCCTGGAAGGTGACTCGGCTGATCAACCGTCAGATGCGTAGCAGCGCTTGGGGAATCGAGCGCTATCGGGCGGAGCTGGAGCGCAGCTGGCAGCGGAATCAGTCGGTTCGTTGAGTCAGCTGAAAAGCCCCGGGGGCCCGCAGGCCCGCCTGGGCAGGGGCCGCAGCCCCTGGCGGCTCACAGCACCGCCACGGTGCCGAGCCGCTTGGCCTGCAGCTTGCGGGCCAGCTGATGGGCCAGCTGCGCCGGAATGAAACGGGGCTTCTTCACGGGGCGGCCGCGCCGGCCATAGAAGACCGTGATGCGCTCAGCATCGGGTGCCTTGATCCCGCCGGGATAGACGAACACCGCCAGCTGGCGGATCTCGCAGCGGGGAGAAAAGGAGGCCATCACGAATGAGGCGAGGGACACCCGCGTCAGGCCCCGGCTGTAGCGACCTGGCAAGGACGCCTCGCAGAGGCGCCTGGCCCGATCCTTGCCAGGGCGAGACGGCTGGGGCAGCGGTGCCCCTCTTCTCCCCCTCGCCGACCGTGAGGCCTTCCGGCCCCGCGCGTGCTGAACCCCCGCCAGCTCGGTCGTTTGATCCGCTCCCGGTGGATCGGTGGGCTGCCAGGTCCGCTGGCTCTGCTGAGGTCTCCCCCCGCCCCCCCCCAGCGGTCGCGACCAGCAGAAAGGCAGGGCCCTGGGGAGCCCCGCCGGCTGCTGGCCCTGGCCCTCAGAAGGGCAGCAGTGCCTCCAGCTCTGGATCAACCGGCACCGCCGGGGCGGCTGCTTGCTGCTCGAACAGCACCTGTGAGGCCAGCTCAGCCAGCCGTGGCCAGCGCCCGCTGCAGAAAGCCAGATCTTCCAGCACCTGCCAGGAGAACTGCTGCAGCTGAGCTTTGCGGGACAGAGGGGCCATGGGAGGGCTCCGCGTAGGACCCCTCAGCCGGCGGGGGGCGGGTCAAGGGCCCGTCCACAACTGAGACGCGGAGCGCAGCGCAGCCAACGTCCCAGTGGCGGGCTCGTATCACCCTTGACGCGCCCCCCGACCATGAGGAGGGCCGGAGCGGAGCCCGTTCAGGAGCTGGTGGCTGCATCCCCGCCGCGCTGCTCACTCCCCATGGCAATAGCCGGTGACGTGATCTGGGGCCGGACCCCGGGAGTGCAGCACCGATGGGCCTCACCCTGATCGAGGCAGCCAAGTACGAGACCCGCCTGGAGCACCTGGCGGTGATCAAGACCTTCGCTGAGGGCGAACTGCTCAGCTGGCTGCCGTTCATGAACATCGCCGGCGGCGGCCTCTTCTATTCCGTCGAGAAGGAGCTCCCCTCGGTGGGCTTCCGGGCGGTGAACGAGGGCTACAAGCAGAGCTACGGCGTCGTGGACCCCCAGTCAGAAGCCGTCCACCTGTTCGGTGGAGACGTGGATGTGGACCGCTCGATCGTCGACCTGCAGGGTCCTGAGGCCCGAGCTGCGCAGACCGAGATGAAGGTCCGCTCGATGCGCCTCACCCTGGAGGCGGCGCTGATCAACGGCGATGCCACCGCCAGCCAGGGCCGGGGCTTTGACGGCCTGGCCAAGCGCCTTGCCCCCGGCAGCGAGATGGCGCTGAACAACGGTGGCGGGGCGCTTGATTTCGACAAGCTCGATGAGCTGATCGACTCGGTGAACTCCTACGGCGGCAGGAAATATCTGGTGATGAGCAAGGCGATGCGCCGCCAGCTCAACGCCCTTGCCCGCCAGACCGTCGGCCAGGGCGTCTACAACGTCTCCACCAACAACCTGGGCGTGATGGTGCATCACTACCAGGAGTGCCAGATCCTCACCGTCGACCGTGACGCCCAGGGCCTGGAGGTGCTGGGTTACGGGGAAGCCGGAGGCACCAGCTCGATCTACTGCTGCACCTTCGGGGATCAGGCGGTGACTGGCCTGCAGGGGCCGTTCCAGGGCCGCTACGGCATCTCCGTCCGCGACCTCGGCGAAGTGCCCGACGCCCCGGTGTTTCGTACCCGGATCGATTGGTACGTGGGCTTTGGCGTCATGCACCCCCGCGCTGCTGGGCGCCTGCATTCCATTGCTCCGATCGCTTGATCGCCCTCATTGCCTGAGCCGCACACCATCCCCCTGATCTGGAGATCGACCGATGACTCGCCTCAAAGCCAACGCCCTCCTCGATGCCGCCACGGTGCTGGTGGGCTGGACCAACCGTTCCGCCACCCGCGACACCGAGAAGGTGTTCACCAGCGGTGAGGTGGTCAAGCTCAACACCAAGCTCGACGCCGCATCGCAGTTCTCGCTGCTGGTCTCCCACCCTGGCCATAGCGCTGCGGTGACGGTGGTGCTGCATCTGGCGCCTGAGCTGCGTGACGGAACGATGGGCACCTTTGTCCCCGTCGCCACCGTCGCTGTGCCGGCAGAGGGCGGCCGGGTGGAGGCCTACATCTCCGGCCACGACATCCTGCTCGATGCCGCTGATGCAGACAACGCCGACCTGCCGGCGCTCTGCTTCGCCAAGGCCGTCGTCACCCCTTCGACCCCGGAGGGGATGGTCGTCGGCCTGACCGCCACCCTGCCGGCCTGACCATGGCAGGACCGCAGATGACGGGAATGGCCGCTCAGGGTCCGCTTCCCGCTGGGATGCTGCGCATCCGCCTGGGCAACCAGGAGCGCTATGTCTGGCCGGTGCACCTGCCCGGCTGGCTGGGGCTGGGTTGGCGCGTGGCTGGGGCTGAAGCCACAGCCGGAGCGTCATCGGCTGGGATCGCCGCAGCCGAGCCGCCGGCTCCCATCGCCGCAGATATGAGCCAGCTGCTGGAGCCGGACGATGCAAAACCTGCATCAACCCGCGGTCGGCGCGGACGCCGCCGCAAGGAAGAGCAGGAGCAGCCCCCTGCAGCCATTGAGGCCACGCCAGAGCCAACCGGGACGACTGCTGAGGCGGACGCGGCTGACTCTGAGCCCCCGGTAGCCGCTGACCTGGCGGCAGAGTCCACCACCAATCCAGGTGACGACTCCACTGCAGACGGTGAGCTGTCGTTGACCGCCCTGCCGGATGACCTCTTTGACGACCCGCTGATCTGAACCACCCGAGCTGCTGGCCATGCCCTACCCCCTGCCCCAGCAACCAAGCACCGTGGGCGGTCAACGGGTACGGCTGCTTCCACCCGTCGGCTGCCCAGGGGTAGAGCAGTGGGTGCTGCCGATGGAGTTCAGCCGCTGGGCCGAGCTGGGCTACCGCAAGGGCCCCATCCCTGCCGATGACCTCGAACTCTTCTGGCTGCCGGCCGACAGCCGCTGGAATGAGCCGATCGGCTCAGCCGCCATCGAGCTGCTGATCAACCCAAGGCAGACCATCCCCTCACCGATCTCGGTGACCTGGGGTGATGGCAGCAGCAACGTCGTCCCCTGGCCTGCCGTCTCCAGGCAGGCGCCTCGGCTGCGGCACGTCTACGCCCAGCGGGCCGATGTGACCGTGCAGGTGCAGCTGGGGATGCTGATCGCCACCCTCCGCGTTGCCCTGGTGGGGTGCCCGGTGCCGCCCCAGCAGCTGCTGAACAACCGCGACGGCGGCGGCGGCACCGGTGGTGTGATCCAGCCGCTGATCCCCAGCGGCGGCATCAGCGGCGAGCCCTACGACGGCCGCCATGCCGTGGTCTGGCGCCTGCGGCTTCACCCGAATGGCGGCCTGGGTTTCATGCCCGACCCGAGCAGCGGCGAACCCGCCCTGGCGGTGGTGCAGGAATCGGGTGTCGGCAGCCGCGCCACCCGCTGGTACTCCGGTGACGGCCCGCCGCCATCCACCCTGCAGCCTGCTCCCGCGGTAGGGGACTTCTACCTGGACCGCCTCAGCGGCCAGGTCTACGAACTCTCCGCCTGATCGCCGTGCCCGACACCAACAAGGGCCTGGCCGAGCGGGTGGAGGTGTTCACCCGCGCCACCAGCGATGCCCTGCAGAAAGCTGTGGGGGATGTGCTCGATGCCCGCAATCCCTGGCAGCTGCTCTACCGGCTCTCGCGCATCGTGCTGCTGGGCCTGGTGCTCTACACCGCCTGGCTGCTGATCACCCTGCAGCCGGATCTGGCCAAACGGATGAGCACCACCACCGCCGCCACCCTGCAGGAGCAGGTGAGGGCGCATCAGGGGCAGGTGCAAATCCTGCTGCGCAGCGCGATCGAAAGCAGTGGTGATGGTCTCCACACCCTGGCGCTGCTGCAGTGGGAGGGCGGCGGCAGCGTCACCGTGCTGGCAGCCGACGGGCGCCATGGCCAACTAGCGCTGACGCCGGGTCAGCAACCGCTGCTGGGTGTGGAGATGGCGGAGGCCCTCGGCCACGCCGCCCTGGGCCTGTGCGCCAGCGACGCATCCGCCGCTCTGCCGATGGCGGTGCGTTCGCCGGCCGGCAGCAACGGCGTGATCCTTGTCTGTCCTGTGGGTTGCACCAGTGCAGGGCGCAGCCAGGGGCTACTGCTGGCGCTCTATGACCAAGGGCGGCCAGACACCGCTGGTGGCCTGCACCAGCGGCAGCAGAAGCAGTTGCAGCTGATGTCCCAGCGACTCGGCCAGCTCCTGGAGCAGCGCTGAGCGCAACTCCAAATTTGGCGTCGATTAGGAGTTCGCTTGGAGTTGGGCAGCCCGTCTGACGGCCGCTGGCAAGAGCCAGTGATGCCGCCTGTGCTCCATGCCCCTCTCCTGGCGTCAGCTCGCCTCGCTGCTCGGACCCGCTGGACCGATGCCGCCCCAGCTGGCCTTGCTGGCGAGCCCCCAGGCCAATGACCGGCGCATCCTGCTGCGGGCACCCCAGGACCTGACCATCAGCCGCGTCGATGCCGTGCTCAGCGGCGGCACCAGCCCCAGTGTCTCCTTCTCACTGCGCCATGGCGCCGATGTTTCCGCCACAGGCACAGCTGCCACGACGGATCCGATCACCGTCACCAGCACCACGACCGGCAGTGCGAGCACGAGTTTTCAGGTCCCAGAAATCCCCGCAGGTCACTGGCTGTGGCTGCAGATCACTACTGCCTCTGGCTCACCGGCGGTACTGACGGTTTCGATCGCGATGCAGTAAGGCCTCCTGCCTTCCGGAAGGGAAGACAGGAGGCTGGGCCGGGCTTGGGAAAGCTGGGGCGCGGAACTGCACGCGCCCGGCGTCGCCGGTCTGGATCAGCAGGTGGCTGGGGTGGCGCAGCCTGCGCCGGCAACACTCCACCTCTATTCGGACCCTGCCAGCCTTGGCCGTCCCCCGATGGGGACAATCCCGCTCCCTGGCAATAGCCGATGACGCAACACCCGTCTGGCTGCCATGGGGTCCTGGAATTCCACCGGTTCAATCCGCGGCCCTGAGGGACCTGCCGGCCCGCAGGGTTCGCCCGGCGTTCAGGGGAACCAGGGGCCTGCTGGCCCCCAGGGACCCCAGGGCCCGGCCGGTCTGCAGGGCCCCGAGGGTCCCGCTGGCCCTTCTGGTCCGGCTGGTCCGACCGGATCGCAGGGCATCCAGGGTCCAGCCGGCATCGGCATCAACTTCAAGGGTTCGGTGGCGGCGATCGCCAACCTGCCCGCCAATGCTGCCCAGGGCGACGCCTATCTGGTGCAGGCCGACGACTCGCTGCGGGTGTGGGACAGCGGCACCAGCAGCTGGGTGAATGGCGGCTCGATCCAGGGCCCGCAAGGCCCTGCGGGTGTGGCGGGCCCTGCTGGGGCGACAGGGCCTCAGGGCCCGGCTGGGCCGCAAGGACCCCAGGGCATTCAGGGACCTGCCGGCATCGATGGGGCGATCGGTCCCCGCGGCACCGGCTGGTTCACCGGCAGCGGCGCTCCACCGCTGAACATCCCTGGTGCGGTCGATGGCGACCTCTACCTCGACCTGCTCACGGGCACCGTCTATCAGCTCGGCCCGATCCGCGTGGCTGATCTGCCCGCCATCGGCAGCTCCTTCCAGGGCGGCTACTACGCCGGCCTGATCAGCCACACCGCCAATGGCGTGGCCACCCATGCGCTGATCATTTCGCCCAAGGCCGCCGGCTCGCTGCTGAACGTGGCCTGGAAGACCGCCAACACCGCCAGCACCGGCACGACGAGCGTGTTCGATGGCTGGTCGAACAGCGAGGCGATGAACAACGCCAGCCATCCGGCGGCGCAGTTCTGTCGCTCGCTCAACATCGGCGGTTACGACGACTGGTACCTGCCCGCCACCCAGGAGTGGGATGTGCTGTACCGGGCCTTCAAGCCGGAGGCGACCGCCAACGGCACCTATTCCGGGGCGGGTTATGGCGCCAACCCCTATGCAGTGCCGGCGGGCGGCAACTACACCGACAGCAACCCAGCGCTGACGAGTGTGCTCGCCTTCCGCGCTGGTGGGGCGGAGACGCTCAAGCACTTCGACGAGAACGTCGGCGACGATCCCTTCTTCCACTGGACCTCCACCCAGGCCGCCAGTGGCACGGCCTATCTGCGGATGACCTACATGGGAGATCAGTACGCCGAGTCCAAGACGAGCGCTTTCATCACCCAGGTGCGGGCGATCCGTCGCATCGAGGTGCTGCCGTAACCGATAGGGAGAACAGCAGCGATGGCCAGTTGGCTGCCGCGCACCCAGGTCCCTGGCCAGCAGGTGAGCGTGACCCACACCACCACGCCCCTGCTGCCGGGTGCCAGCGCCCTGCTCGACCTCCCCGGCCTGGGGCGGCTGGGCCATTTCCTGGCGGTGAGCACCGATGCACCGGGCTGGGTGAGCTTCTACAGCTCGGGGGCGGCACGCGAGGCCGATGGCAGCCGCCCGATCACCCAGGATCCGGCCCCGGGGAGTGGGGTGCTGCTCGATCTGGTCACCACCGCAGCTGCCCAGACGATCACGGCACCGCCGGGCGGCACCTACTTCTCCACCGAAACCGCTGCGGCCACATCGCTGCTGCGGGCGCTGGTGCGCAACACCGGCACCAGCCAGGCCGCCATTGCCGTGACCGTGACCGCCGTCGTGCTGGCGCCCTGAGGACTGATCCATGAGCAACCGCACCCTGATCGACATCAGCCGCCTCGGCACCGACACCACCTGGCCATCAGTGGCCACCGAGGTGAACGGCTATCTGCATAACTGGATCGCCGCGGCCAACGCCCAGGTGAGCCAGCACCAGCTGCGCATTGCCACCGCGCCCAACCCGGATGCCACCGCCACTGATCCCTGCGGCTGGCGCATCGAGGCGACCCTCTCCCAGCTCACACCGGGCGGCAATCCGGCGGTGCTGCTGCTGGAGGTGTTCCTCACCGGCACCACCCTTCAAATTCGCCCGGGGATTGGCAACAACGAGCCCTACGTGGGGGCTGACACCGAACAGGGCTGGGTGTTCCCCGCTGGAGACGTGGGCTACACCAGCGGCACCTGGAGCACCACGCCGCTGCCCTTCAATGCCCAGGTGGGCTGGTCGCTGGCGCCGGGAGCTGAATACTTCTTCTTCGCCTACAGCCAGCACCGCTTCACGAACAGGCAAGCGGTGCCGCTGCTGATCGCTCGTGATCAGGTGTCTGGCCACTGGATCCTGGCGGCCACACCCCCCTCCACCTCCAGCTTTGACGGATTGCGGGCCGTGAGCTGGAACGTGCGCTCCGGCCAGCCCTCCGGCTCCCGCGGCCTGCTGCGCGATGGCCTGCTCACCGTGGTGCGGATCAGCCGGCCCGCCGAGCTGGTGATCGCCACCACCGACTGGAGCTACTACGAGAGCGCCAACGAACCGGCCCAGTTCTGGGAGCCGCTCATCCTTCCCCCCGACTTCGCGGCGGTGAACATCAGCAGCGCAGCGATGAGCTACTACAAGGCGCCCGATGGCAGCGAGTGGCTGGCGATCGGCGGCCATGGCCTGCTGCTGCGCACCAAAGACGCACCCGCTGTGCAGGCAGGAGGTGGGTCATGACCTATCAGGTGTTCTGCCAGAGCTTTGCCCCCGGCAGCTGGAAGTGGACCAGCAAGGATCCGGCCTCGATCGGCATGCAGCTCGACGGGGCCTTCCGGTCCTTCGCCGCGGCCGTCAACGCCCTGCCCGGCAACGCCAGCACTCCGCTCTCGGTGATCCGCTCCCATGCCGATGCCACCGCCAACCGCTGGGGCTACACCTGGCAGCTGGGCCATCCCGTGGAACCCGCTCACCTTTGGTTCCTCGCCGACAGCACCACGGCCCAGGGGGAAACTCAAACCAGCAGCAGTGCGGTTTTTGGGAACGCGCTGGCCAGCACCTTCACCAACAACACCAGCAACGGCGGCTACGGCTCCTACAACAACTCCACCATCAGCAGCACCGCGCTGGCCTACGTCGACAGCACCCTCAGCGGTGCCACGTCGATCGGCGCGATCCTGCTGATCGCCCAGGACACCACCCCCGGCAAGGAGTTCTTCTGCTGGGCCCTCAAGACCCATGGCGGCAACGACGAGCTGCATCGCGACAGCTGCCATGCGCTCTACAAGAGCCCTGGCACCACGGGCTGGTGCTCGATCGCCGTTTTCCCCCGCACCAGCAAGCAGTTCTATGGGCAGGTGGTGCTGCACGGCTATTCCGGCAACAGCTTCGGGGGGCTGCCGTCGGCGATCAGCACCAGCATCTACGCCAACGGCCACCAGCTGCGCAGTGGCATCGCCCTGGGCCACTACGAATTCACTCTCCAGAACCAGGGTCTCTTTGATTCACCGCCGCCGCTGATCCAGCTGCCAGCGCCGCTGTTCATCGGCTCCACCTCGATCCGCGGCGCCAGCACCCACTTCGGCAAGGTGACGCGGCCCGATGGGGTGATGCTGCAGCTGGGCCAGCGCTCCAGCGATCGGGACGTGTGGCTGTGGGTGCCGGCGGGCACCAGCCACAACCAGGCCAGCCCCTGGAGCACACCCCTGACCCTGAGCCACTGGCGGGAGAGCAACGAGCTGCATTTCATCAGCAGCCTGCCCCCGGGTGGGATGCAGCTGGTCTCCGGTTCGGCGGACTTCATCCGCCACTTCCCGCCGATGAGCGCGGTAGGTGCCCGCCAGCACCCGCAGCAGGGCCCGCTGCTCTCCGGCTCCGCTGGTGGGGGAGGAGGAACCGGTGGTGGAGGGGAGTCAGGCGGCGGACCGACGCGACCTTCCGCCGGGCTGCTCTGGCCGAGGGGGATCTGAGCCGCGGCATCCAAGAGCCCCTCAGGCCCTCCCAGCTGAATGCAACGGATCGCGCCCAGCGTGCCGCGCTGAACCTGGTGAACCTCGCCACCTGCGCGATGGTGACCAGATCCCCAGAGCGCTGAGAGATGAGCTGGTCGGATCTGGAGCGGTTGGTGGTGGATGCAGAAGCCAGTGCCCAACTCCAGGGCGTCCTGCGTCGGTGCCGCAGCCGCAACGACTTGCTGCAGACGGCACGGCGGTTGGGGTATCGGGTGACCCACAACGATCTGCGTCAGGCCTGGACGCAGCACCTCCAGGAGGGCGAGGCCCAGGAGCCCAGCGCGCGCGAGCCCGCCACGGGCGCACGGCGCTGAGAGCCGGCTGGCTCTAGACGCTCCAGCGCAGGGGCTCCTCCCAGCCGGCCTCTGGGCAGATCAGATCCCAGCAGCAGCCGATCGGCTGCGGAACCGGCAGGGAGAAGAGCACCAGCTGCCGGGTGACCTGCACTGGATGACGGCGCTGTGGCTTGCGCTGGCGGGAACGGCAGGGAGCGGTGGTGGTGGCTTGCATGGCGAACTGGAGAAGAAACGCCCCCCTCCACGCCCCTGAGCCACGGGGTCAAGGCCATCCGTTGGGTGCTCGCCTTGGCCTTGACGCTGTGGTGCGGCCAGCCCACCGCCTCTGGTGGTTGCTGGCCGAGGGGCGGACCATCGGGGAAGTGCTCTCCTGTGCCGTGGACCACCGCCAACCCTGTATTGACCTGCCGCAGCGCTTCGCCACCGCCGGCATGACCAGGCCCTCGGCCCCGGACTGACCAATCCCACTGCCGAAGAGGCACACCAGAGGAGAGAAATGCCGGGATCAGGGCTCCCGGCGGGCCCTGGCCCTCAGGCCATCTGCAGCCTCAACGCACCCAGAGCCTCACGATCGGCTTCCAGCTGGCAGCGCTGCAGTAGCTCCTGCTGGGCCAGCAGCCGCTCATCAAGCTCATCCACCCGCGCCAAGCACTGCTGGATCGCGGGAATCACCTCCTCCTCCAGCAGGGTGATTTCCTCCTCGCCATAGGGCTGCTCGATCCAGGTGCGGCGCAGCGGCAGCCCCCGCCGCAGCTGCAGGATCCGCTCGATCGCCTTGAGGCTGGATTCGAGCAGCAGGAACGGATCCTCCTCAGGCCGGCAGAACGGCGAGGCAGCGGCAGAGAGCAGGGCCATGGAATCGGCGCCGAGAGCGGCGCAGCGACGGGACCGATCCCAGTGGGGGCCTGACGTCAGGAAGGCCCCAGACTGGAGAGGACCCGAGCAAGCCCCTTCAACGGGGGCAAGCCCCAGAGGGGCGAGCCCTCAGCTGCAGTGGGCCGCTGCCGCCGCCGCGCGCGGGCCATGGGCGGGAAAGGTGATCACGAATGGCCGATCGGCCTGGGCGCAGAGAGGGATGCCAAAGCGGCCGCCGCAGCTGATGCACTGGATCTTGCGGCCGCCTCTCCCCCGACGACTGGCGGGGCATGCCACAAAGCGCACGCCCTCGTGGTGGAACACGGCTGGCGCATCGGACGGCACCACGCAGACCGCCGGAATGCCCTGGCGCTGCAGCCCCGCGGCGACCGAGCGGGACTCAGTGGAGGCATTGATCACCAGCCCTCTGGTGGCTGCCTGCCGCACGGCGGCCTGATTCTCCGGGCCCATCGGGAAGTGGGTGAAGGACCAGGCTGCCCGCAGATGGCGTGTAGCCCGGGCCAGCTGGAGCAACAGGGCCTGATCGATGCGCAGCGGATCACCCGGCTCGGGCCATTGATCGCCGGCCACGCAATGGCGGAACAGGATCCCGGCCGGCAGCGCCAGCACCTGCTTGATGAAGGCCGCCGCCGGCAGGCCGCTCTCGCCCCGGCTGAGCCGATCCCAATGCAGCCGCGTGTGGAAGCCAGCCTCGGCGTAACAGCCCTGATCACCGGCCAGGGGGCAGCTGGAGGGGCAGGTGCGACGGCTGGTGCTGGAGACAGCGATCGGGCCGGTTTTGCCGTTGTCAGAAGGGAAGGACAGGGAGGCACGGTGGGACTCGGCAGCAGCCACAGGAGGGATGACGCAGGACCCGCCCTGCAGCCGCGCCGCCAGGCAAGGGCCAGCCACCACCCAATGGCGCAGCGCAGCGGAGCCCAACGTTCCGCCTGGCTGGCTGGTGAAACCCTTGCCAAGGCGCGGAGCATGGAAGGGCCTGCGGCACCGACCTCACAACGCAGCCGATCGCCTCAGCGGAAGCTGTCCACCACCACCGCCCAGCCCTTGCCCGGGGCATAGCGGTAGGCGCCGCCGCCGATGGGCTCCACCATCCAGCGCTTGCCGAAGTTGTGTCGGCTGAAACTCAGCCCCATGCCGCTGGCATTGAGGGTGGTGCCGTGGATCAGATCGGGCTCACCCCAGGGGTCGTTCACCACCACATGGGTGGGGGTGTGGCCGTAGACGATCAGCCAGTGGCCTGAACCCGTAGGCCGATCGACTTGCCCGCGGTGGATGTAGCCGCAGGGGACGGGGACTCCGCGGTTGATCTGCTGTTCAATCAGCCGGAAGTCAGCGTTCTGCGCCAGCCGGGCCGTGACACCGAAGTGGGCGAGGGCACGGAGCTGGGCGCTGGCGTCGGTGGTGTCGCCAAAGCGCTGAACCACCGCCAGGTACTGGTCGTCGCCATTGGCGCCCTTGAGCGTGCCGGGCTTGATGGCCTCCAGGAGCATGGCGCAGCTGGAGGAGAAGCAGGTGCGGTCGCGCTGGGTCAGCTGGGCGGAATCGCGCTGATTGAACCGGGGCACACCCACCAGCGGGTTGGGATGGCGGATGGCGCCTCCCCCATCTGGGGGCTTGCTATTCACCCGAATGGGTGATGCGCTCCAGAGCGCGGCCTCTGCTTTGCGCCGCCGCCGCAGGCCGGCCTCGCTGGGGCCGCCGGGATTGACGTAGAGCATCAGCGCCGCGGGCATCTTCTCCAGCTCGCCGGCCTGCAGCACCTTGGTGATGGTGGTGAACCCCTTGCTGCCGAACCAGGCCGGGCCGCAGTTGTAGGTGAACGACAGCAACGCCGCCTGCTGGTTGGTGGTCAGCTCTCCCCAGCTGGGGATGCGCTGGGTCAGCAGGCGATGGTCCCGCTCCAGGCGACCGGCCAGCAGTAAATCGGCCAGCTCCTGGCTGATCCGATCGCCGCGTTTGACCGGTGCACCGTCGTCGTAACTGGTGCTGCCCCAGCCTATGGTCCAGGGCTCAGCGCCGGTCTCGGGATCGGGGTAGGCGCTGAGCCGGCAGCCCTCGAACTCCTTGACCAGGGGCAGGGCTACTGCGACGGCTGCAGAGATGCCGGTGGTCGTGGCCGGTTTTTCCGGCCACGCCTGTGGCGCCTTGGTCTCCACCGCGGCCTTCCACAGGTCCCGCAGCTCACTGCCCTCGGCCAGGGCCTCGGGCTCGTACTGCAGTAGCCGATCCAGTACCGCCTGCAGCCAGGCACGGTGATGGCTTTTGGCCGGGTCGTAGTGGCTGACGTAGTTGCTGGTGGGGACCGCAGGCTTCCCCTGCTTGGTGGTTTTGCTCATGGCTGCCACCGATCCAGATCGTCGGGCGACGCCCCGTCCAGCCAGGCCGCAAAGGCCTCATCGCCCATCTGCCCCAGCGCGTGATCCGCTGCGGCCCGTGGATCAAACAGGGCAAACAACGGGTCCAGATCGTCTGTGGCCCAGCTCTCACCGGTCAGGGCCTCCAGCTTCTGGCGCACCACCTGCTCGAGCTCGGCGCCGGAGCAGCGCTGCAGCAGCCCAGGCAGCAGGGGATCGAGCTGGCGAAACAGCAGCGGTGCGACGCTCAGGATGCGGCGCTGCACAAACCGCCGTGCCAGCGGTTTCACCACGACCTCCAGGACCCCAAGGGCCAGGAAGGCGACGGCCAGATCAAGCAGCCAGTGCATCGTCCCCGTCCTCATCCTTGGCGCCTGTGCGGAACTGCCCCAACCGGTTCCTGGGCGGCAGGTGACGCACCACGCCAGCCGGGATGCCGCCATCGGGGCCGCCGCCACCTGGACCGCGACCACCGGTTCCGGGGCCATGCCCCCGGCCGGAGTCAATGAAGTAGGTGGCGGCCGACTGGCCCGCCAGGGCAATCGCCGGCAGGGCCAACGCCCAACGGCTCTCACACAGGGCGATGTCCTTGGCGCGGACCTCGCAGACCCCCACAAAGGCCATCAGCGAGAGGATCTCAGCCCCGACCAGGGCCAGGATCGGGGCGGTGTTGCTGCTCAGTTGACGTGGTGCCATCGGCATCAGTTGGGGCCGCCGCAGGCAGATCGGCCAGCCCTCCATGGGCCTTTGCCAGGCCGGCCCACAGCCCAGCTCGCAGGAAGGGGCCTCAGCCCCCACCTGCCAGCTGCTGACGCAGGGCGGCGATGGCCTTCTTCTGGGCCCGCTGCACCGACATGGCGCTGATCTCGAGCCGCTCGGCTGCAGCGCGGAGCGACAGGCCCTCCAGGAGCGTGAGCCTCAGGGCCGTGGCCTGGGCGGCGGGCAGCTGATCCACCAACTGCTCCAGCGCCAGCTCTTGCTCGGCCCCGCTGGAAGCCAGCTCGGGCTCAGGGGAAGCCAGCTGATCGAGCAGGCAGTGCTCGCCATCAGTGCTGGCATCGAGGCTGAAGTGCCCCAGCGGGCAGCTGCCCTGCTCATGCAGGCAATGGGGAATGCGCACCAGCCGCACCCGATCGCGCAGGTGATGCTGCAGGGCCCCGCTGATGCAGCGGCGGAGATAAGGCGCTGGTGGCTCGCCGGCTCTGCAGCGGGGAGCGGAGCGGACCAGTGCCTCTCGGGCCACCTGGATCAGATCCTCCCGCTCCACCAGCGGGAACAGCCGCCGGGCAGCGGCTGAGGCGATGGCATCGGCCAGGGGCAGGTGCACCAGCACCAGGGCATTGCGGACCTTGAGGGCAAAACGGCTGAGGGCCTGGGCCGGCTGCTGGCGAGAAGGGGAAGCGAGGGGAGCCATCTGGGAGACGGCGAAGAACCCCACCCCCACCGGCCGGCCGCAGCGCCACGGCAAGGACGCCCCCCTGGGGGCGCATGGCCCGATCCTTGACGCGGCGGGAGGAACGGCCGAGGGATGCGGTGGGTGTGCGCCGGCTTATTGGCCAACCCCACCTCAGTGGCCTCAGAAAGTGTGAGGATGCTTTTTGGCTGCAGCCATGCCAGACCAAGGTGGCATCGCCGTTGTTGTCATTAGTACTCGGGAACAGCAGGACGGCAAAAATCCCGTCGACAACGACGACAATTAGGCACGTGGGGAAACAAGATCCATAAGGCTTGAATAGCTGTCAACCACATCGTATTTGACGGAATTCGATTCGACAGAACGACTTATCTCGCTGAAAAACTGGCGGGCGCATTGAATCTTGGCCGCCTCGATTGCTCGCAGCTTCATCGAAGACATTGTGCCCTTGGTTTCTGCCACAAAATAGATATGCTTAACACTCCCAGCCTTAAACGAGATTGCCCAGTCGGGGTTGTAGTCGCCGACCGGCGTTGGGATGAGGAATCCACGCGGCAGCTTTGCGTAGACTACAACTTCACTGCTTGCATCAAGATCCCTCACGAAATCCCTCTCGACATCTGAATCCGTTATCGCGTAGTCATAAATATGATTCATCAGCTTTGAGGTTGCGCGGGAGAAGTCTTGGCCGGCCTGGTTTGCAGTAAAGATATCAACATCGTACCTCTCGTCGACTCCGTCGTACACCAGACGCTCGATCACCATGGCCGCCTTCTGCTCGGAAATAATCCGTGAGGCCTCTGTGATGAAAGACTCAGGGTTCTTCGTGAACTGTTCGAAAACTCCAGGGGCAATCCGAGAGAGTATGGTAGCTGTTGTGTCTCGAGTCAGATGTGCGATCTCGGCCACTTTCCCCACCAGGTCGTATTTGACTAGGGAGTGGATAGAGTTTCCATATTCCGTCGTCGTACTTGTGACAGTGAAGGCATCTCCATCACGAAGCTGGCCGTCAGTCAATTGCTCGATCTGCACGCCAGCCTGAACGGTGTACTGCAAGGGGGTAACGCGCAGCTCGCTATCCAACGCGCCAACGCACTTACGGATGAGCTCTGCTGAGTCAAACTCCACCTTGTAGATCGCCTTGCGGTTGATGCGAGCCCAAAGCTCCTGGAACTCTTTCTTTTCGAAGTTCGAGTTCAGAGGATTAGTCTTGGGCTTGCGACCATCATCCACCTTAGGTAGTTGAGCATCACTGAAAACGCTGTCGATAAGCTGAAACACCAACTCTTCGTTAGGCTTTAGTTCTTCGGGCAAGTCGGCCAGCGTCCCCGATGCTTTGGCTACGTGGTAGGCATCCGCAATCTGATCCGAGGCGTCCGTGTAGTCATTCTTGACCAAATATCGGTAGATCTGTTTGGCCATAGCAGAGGTGACCTCAACAGGCCCGTGTTCGGTCGTGAATGTCTTGCCCGTGAAATACTCCTCATTGGCCTGCCGCGGTCGCGAGGAGAGAGATTCTGCGATTTCCCTTTGGAGACCGGCCACAAAGTCCTTGTAGCTTTCGCTCGCCACTACGGTCAACACGTTGATGTCGTGTACGACAGCCGGATGGTCCATCCTGTCCCCGTGCTGGTTGACGCTCAATCGCAAGCCTCGTCCCACCTCTTGGCGACGCATCACGACGTTGTCGCTGTGCTTCAGCATGCAGAGAGTAAATACATTAGGATTATCCCACCCTTCACGTAATGCCGAGTGGGAGAAGATAAAACGAGTTGGCTCGTCAAAAGAAAGGAGCTGCTCTTTTCTCTTTAAGATTAGGTCGTAAGCATCAACGTCTTGAGAGACCGAGACCTTCTTCCCAGTCTCAGCATCAGTTTCTTGCTTGATGGCTCCATTGATGTCTCGGCCGCTCTTCTTGTCCTTAGAAAAGTAACCATTGTGGGTCTTGGCTGGATCGATGGCCGCGAGATACTCCCGATAGGCCTCATTATCAATAGCAAGCTCGGAGAGATACTCAGTCTTAAGCAGTTCATATTCTTCTTCGAAGACCCGAGCATATTCACCTTTCTCGTCAACCTGCTCGTAATCTCGATACCTTGCCACTTCGTCGATGAAGAAAAGAGAGAGGGTCTTGATACCCTGCACAAACAGCTGCTTTTCCTTATCGAGATGTGCCTTAATAGTTTCACGAATCTGGATGCGGCGGATATCACGCTCGGAGACATCGCCATTCGCCTCACCAGCCCTCAACACGATGCCATTGGTGAATTCGACCGTGTCGTTGACGGCATCGATTTGGCTGATCGTAAAGCCGCGGTACTGGTCAAGCTCACCGGACTTGACGAACAAGTCGTCGCGGAATTCAAGCCGGCGGACTTGGCGTTTGATCTCGCCAGACTTGAGCCTTACCTCCAACTCGATTCGGGCCACAGGAGCCTTGGTTGAGATGTCGATACTCTCTAGATACAGGTAGGAGCTGGTACCGGCTAGCCCGCGGGTCTGGATGCCAAGCACGGCAATCTTTTTGACCAGCTTTTGGTTGTAGGCGTCGAGCGCATCCAGCCGGTGAACACGGTTGTGATGAGTACGGTGGGTTGCCGAATAGCGAAGGATAAACAAAGGCTTGAACTTTGGCAGGGCTTCCATCGTCGCAGCACCTTCCATCTTCTGCGGCTCGTCTAAGATCAGAATTGGACGGTTCGAGGCAATCACATCGATGGGCCTGCGTGACTGGAAGTCGTCCAGCTCCTCATAAATGCGGCGATTTTCGGCTCCACGAGCGTTGAACGCCTGAATATTGATCACCATCACATTGATACCAGCATCGGATGAAAAGCTTTCCAGCTCATTTGGACGCTGGGAATTATAGATAAAGAACCGAGCTTTCTTGCTGTAAATTTCAGAGAAGTGTTCCGCCGTAATCTGGAGCGACTTATAGGCTCCCTCCCTAATAGCGATAGATGGGACTATGATAATGAATTTGCACCAACCATAACGTTTGTTCATCTCGAAGATGGTCTTGATGTAGCAGTATGTCTTCCCCGTACCGGTCTCCATCTCGACATCGAGATGAATACGAGAAGCTGCTAAAGCGGCATTCTTGTAAGACGTCTTTGCAGGGACTCGAGCACTCTTACCATCGAAGGTGGTGAACTCAGAAGTCGATTGCGAAACTGGTAAGTTTTGGCGCCGTTGGATATCTTGGATATTTTTAAGAATTTGTACCTCCGTTAGGGCAAGATCGGCATTTTTGAAACCTTCGTCGAACAAGTTTGCCTGTCCATTTCTACCGGGGTCGATGCGATATGCGAGGCTAGAGATCATTGGCTGACCAACGAAGCAGTCGACTACGTCATTGACCGCATTAGTCTGGTAGGGCTGGACCTTGAATCTGAGCTTCATGACAGTCCTCAAATTGCCTTTACTTCGGTTGTCGGCGAAAGCTGGCGGAAGATCTGCTCGACGTTGATCTTCACCGCGTCCGAGACAAAGCCATTGTCGCGGAATACAACTCGCAGAGGCTCAAGACTTGCAAGCTCTTTTACTAGATCTTCAGTAACAGTTGACTCAAAGCAGGCGATAAGAGAATTATCATCTACAAAGAAAACGGTCTTGTCCTGCACCGTTCTGCGGCGGATGGGCAGAGTAAGGTCGACTCCCCAATCGATTAATACTTGGAATAAAAGGTCTTCTCCCGTTCGGTCCTCCTTCACATTGTCCACCATATCCAGCAAGTTAGCCTGCGACAGCTGATCTGGCAGATAGTACACGTCCTTCATATTTGATGAATCCACCAAAAGAGATCGAAAGCCCGAGTCAATTGGCGAGTTTAGTGATTCAATAACGGCACGAATGCGTTGACGCGTAATATCAGCAATGGTCGAATAAGTAGAATCTTCTAGAGAGACGGCCTTGATGAGAACTGGGGCCTGAACTAAGATGAACCTACGATTACCTCCATCCTTGGAATTAAGTCTTAATACTGCTTCACCGGTCGTTCCAGATCCTGCAAAAAAGTCAAGTACAATATGATCTGAGTCACAACTAGTACACGACCCGAGTAGAAATTCCACTAGATCAACCGGCTTTGGGAAGTCGAAGAAACTTTCTCCAAGCCTAGATTCGCAGTCCCGCGATCCGGACTGAGTTGAGATATCCATGATAAGATCTTTAACCGCCGTATTGTTAACGGTTCTGACCTTGGTATAAACCTTCCATTTAGAACCAACTTTCTTGAAGAGCAGATCAAAATACTCGTTCTTAACCTTATCTCGCCCCCACCTCCATGCGTGATATCTATTTCTACCATTGTTATTGGAGTGAGGCAGGATTTCTACCCAGTCGTCACTGGCCGGTGACTCAGAAAGATCGCCCGTGTCCACCGCACCTGTGGCGGGATTATAGAAAATTTTGTATACAAGGTTTGGTCGTGTATCTTCATTAAACTTGGAGTTTGTATTGTAAAGCTCATTCTTTATGACATAGGGACCGCGCTCATCCTCCTCGACTTCATAATCGAAGCCACGATATACAGATGGCATTAGGCGTTTGACGTAAGCAATGTCTGTATATAAAGGTCCTACTGCCTCAGCATTCTTGGCAAATAAAAGCACGTGTTCATGCGTGCGGGCAGCTCCACTACCGCTAATCTGCCTTCCTTTGAGATTGTTTACCCAAATAAAGTCATTCAGAAAATTGTTTTCTCCAAAAACCTCGCAGGCAAGCCGTTGAAGATTATATACCTCGTTCTGATCGATGCTGATAAATATAAGGCCATCTTCGGTCAAGAGATTTCTGGCTATCTTAAGGGCTGGATAGATCATGCTGAGCCAATCAGAGTGAAAGCGGCCATTGGCATTCGTGTTCGCAACAAGTTTCCGGCCCTCACTATCAGCAACACCAGAACTAAGGCCGTAGGATCTCTTGTCCGTTGCAAAGCTATCTTGGTAGATAAAGTCGGAACCTGTGTTATATGGAGGATCGATGTAAATAGCCTTGCATGCACCTAGGTATGCATCCTGCAGCATCCTCAACGCGTCTATGTTGTCTGACTCGATAACCAGATGCCTTGCGGTTTCAAATTCGACGCTCTCATCTAAGAGTGGCCTGAGGGTTTGTGTCGTTGGACTATTTGCGAGTAGAGTTGCATTTCTCTTCCCCGGCCAATCTAATCTATATCTCTCCTGCGAACCTTCTATGCTTTCATCACTCAACTCCTGACGGAGCTGATCAAAATCAACCGCAAGACGGACTGTGCCTGTCGCCTCATCGCGTGCTTCCGTCACGCAGGCGGGGAACAGTTCACGAATCTTTGAGATGTTCTCCTGACTTAGATTCGGGCTGTGCATCTTTAGCTTGTCCATGCTGGTGGTCTTAGAGAAGTTGGTTGGAGCCTTGACGGGATTACCCTGTAGATAATCGTTCAAGTTCTTGTTTGGCTGTCCGTAGCTCGGCATTGATCGCAACTCGCTTATTGAACTGTCTCTCTCGTGCCAGCCGTGCCCTGATACGCATGACCTCATGGACCTTTGCCTTGATCGCCTCGGCCTGGGCGATGCGGGCCTCCAGTGAAACTGGTTGATCTGCGACCTCAGGGGCGATCGGCGAGTTCATGATTCCGCTCGCATTGGCAACCAGCTGGGCCAACTGCCGCCTTACCAGAGGCTCAAGAAGACGTTCGTACAGCGTGCACATGTTCAGCGCTACGGGGAAGGCTGTGCGCTGCCCACTCGCTGGAAACCAATCACTCAGAAAGTAGTTGCCGAGGACGAAGCGGCTACTGTCGGCTTCGCTTGGTCGCTTGTAGGCGGCGGCTACCATGACATGTTCACCATTAGTCACCTCAAAAAAGAGCGGAAAGGGAATGGCTTGGTCAATAGCACTCAGCACCTCCTGATCCAATGTTGCGCTGTGTGCGGCAATACGGAAAACCTGGATTTCACTCACCTGCTTGGTCGCCACCACATTCACCGTCTCAGGTGCAAGCTTATGCGACCAAATAATTTGATCAACCTCACGCACGAATGTCGCTTTCAGTGCAGTGTTTGCTCCAGCGTGTTCGTAGATCTTGTTCTTGGGGATCACGCGACCGAATGCAGCGGCGCGTGGCCATTCGTAGAGAGTCATACGTGACCTCCTTGTACGACCAGAAACGCAATCAGCTCGAAGTCTTCCAGCCCTTGAATGATGTTGGTTAACGCTGTAGTGCTTCCGCCGCTAAATAGGCTGTCGATATCTTTTCCCTCCTTGACCTCGACCATGGAACGGATAGCGCTTGAGAGAAGGTCTGAATAATGATCCATCTTGCGCCCGTCATCTGTGCATTCATTGAAAATGCGGCAGACGTCGCGAATGGGCTCGATGCGCCCTTTGCAACTGGATCGGATCAAGTCGAGCACGCGCTTGACCTCTGTATGGTCAGCGACGATCTGACCGTCTCCAGCGATGTAGACAAGGTAGAACGGGTGCAGCCGGTTCTGCTGGTTGACATTGACGCTGTCGTGAATGTTCTTTAGCGCGAAGATGACGCCTGGCTGGAGGCCCATCTCCGGCAGTGCCGGCACGACAGCGTGCATGCCGAATGGCACGGTATCGAGATCGCCATGTTCCTTGACGTAATTGAGCAGGTCCATTCGGAAATCGTTCAGCCCGAGATCCGTAATAGAGATGCCGGCCTTTACATCTTCAAGCTCGATGACCTCGTCCTGGAGCCGCTTGAGTTGTTCCTTTCGGTAGGTTATCTCGCTTGACTTGGCAGTGAGCACGTTATCGTCGCCTGTGGCGGTGATATCCGTGATGACCATTCGGTTCTCGACACGTTCTTTGAGGTTGATGTACTCATCGAGCGTGATGTCTGGCCAGTAGTTAACAAGCTGGATCTGGCTATTGGGTGAGCCAATCCTGTCAATCCGACCAAACCGCTGGATAATCCTGACTGGGTTCCAGTGGATGTCATAGTTGATTAAAAAGTCACAGTCCTGTAGGTTTTGGCCTTCGGAAATGCAATCAGTCCCGATCAGAATGTCGAGCTCCGCTGTCTCGTCCGGAAACACAATGGCCTTTTCTTTCGATCTTGGTGAGAACAGCGTCAGGACACCCTGGAAGTCATACACCTTCTTCAGCGTGGTCTTGGGCGATTCGGAGCCCGTAACCCTCCCAACGTGGAGTCCCAGCTGCTGTGCAAAGGGCGCCAAATTAGCGAAGAGGTAATTTGCAGTGTCAGCAAAAGCCGTGAAGATCAGCAGCTTGCGGTTACCTGGGTTCAATGGAGCATCAACCTTCTGCTTGATCAGCCCGAGCAGATGTTGCAGCTTGGAGTCGTCGCCAGGTTCTACCTTCTCCATTGAGGCAATGAGGTCCTCGATCAAGATCAGATCAGCAGCTAGGTCATGCTTCCATGTCGGCAGATCCATATCTGCAAGACTGATCTTGATTTTCTTGCCTACCGTGAATTCATCAAGGCCAGACAGATCTTCGTCTTCTGTATCAAACTGACTCGATTGGGCAAGGAAGTCGCTCACCTCAATATTACGGCCTGTCTTTTCAAAGGTTTCAATGGCTTCCAGGTTTCGCGAGATATTGCTGGAAAGAGCCCTGAGCGTGAGCCGAAAGGCTTGAACTGAGCTCTCCAGGCGCTTGAGCAGATTAGTTGTCATGAGAGCTTGTAGGCTGCGCTCTCGATCAGCTTGCTTCAGTTTTCCTCTTCCGCCTTCAACTTGTGTGTCATATATCTCCTCGTATTTGCGAAGCCGACTTGGCAGTACGTAACTGATCGGCGCATAGACGGCCAACTTGAGAACGGAGAGTTGGGCGAAAATATCATTCAGCCCCATCACGTCAGTGCGGTATGTGATCGGGCAGTGAAACGAGAGTGGCTTCAGCCGCTGTGGAAACTTTCCGATATCCTTCGTGTCATAGAAAGTCTCAATATGTTTTCTTGAGCGTGCTATCGTGACGGCATCAAGAAGTTCAAAGAAATCGAAGCTGAGAGCATTCAGAATTGAAGCGGCCGTCCTCTCTTCGGGAGACTGAGATGACCATTCGTTGAATGCTCTCTGGGCCTGACGAAAGATCTCTTCTATGCTGACCTCTGTTTTGAGATACCTGCTAAGTTCATCAGACTCTCCCTCGTAGGCAAGCGCAAGTTGGTTGCGGAGATCCGTGAATCGATTGTTCACTGGAGTCGCCGATAGCATCAAGACTTTTGTTTTGACGCCTGCCCGAATCACCTGGTTCATAAGCTTCTGATAACGCGTCTCTCGATCTTTATAGATATCGTTATTGCGAAAGTTGTGCGATTCGTCAATCACGACTAAATCATAGTTGCCCCAATTCACTCGGTTCAGCGGGATTCCGTACGACTCCCCGGAGCTACGAGAGAGATCCGTGTGGTTCAATACATCATAGTTAAAGCGATCCTTCGCAAATATGTTTGTTGTCAGATTCGTGTTGTAGTTGCGCCAGTTATCCGCAAGCTTTTTGGGGCAGAGCACCAAAACGGATCTATTCCGTAACTCGTAGTACTTAATGACGGCGAGTGCAGTAAAGGTTTTGCCAAGGCCGACGCTGTCTGCAAGAATGCACCCATTAAAAGACTCTAGTTTGTTGATTATTCCTGTGGCAGCGTCTCTTTGGAAGTTAAAGAGCTTCTGCCAGATCTTGGTTTCTTGATACCCAGTTCGGTCATTTGGGAGACTGTCGGCGTCCACCGTCTCCAAAAAGTCTCTAAAAATATTATGCAGAATGAGGAAATAGATTTTCTCTGGCGAGTTTTCTTGATATACTGACGCTATGTGATCGCAGATTAATTCGGTTACGTCTTTTACTTTCTCGGGGTCTGCCCAAATCTGCTCAAAGAGCTGAAGGTAGACCTGTGTGTGACTAGGCTCGCTGAACCTGGTCACAAAGTTCGAGACCGCATCACCTCTCTGGTAGCCCAAGTCAACCATCGTGAATCCGCTGACCGGCATATATGCAGCATCCGTCCCCGGCTGTGAGACGTGGATAAATTGCTGCATTGGGGCGGGCGATGTGTTCGAGCTGAACTTGGCCTTTCTGCGTATCCACTCGGCGCATTCACGTGCCACAGCTCTTTGTGTCAGCTTGTTGCGTAGCTGTATCTCAAATTCGGTTCCGTATAGCCCCCTTTCTCTGCTGCTCTTTGGTATGTGAAACTCTCTGTGCTCTCTTTTAAGTCTATCTGTCGCCTGAGCCGGAATAAATGTTGGCGCTGTAAAAATAAATCTCAGCTCGTCGATTGCGCTTAGCTCATGCCTGAGGGCTTCGAAGGCATAGATCGAAAAACATGATGCGGCAATTCTTAATCGACTTCCTTTCCCGAGTGCTTTCTTCAGGTCTTCGCCTAGCAAGGCCGAGGAATTGTCGATTATCTCCATTCAGGCCCGCCCCCCACTGACTGTTGTCAAGGAAGCCCAGTCACGCCACTGGTAACTATCTTCGAAGTGGGGGCCTGCTCGGCCATGGTCGTCAAGGGTGACAACGTCACGACGGATCTGCCGTCGGGATGGAGCGGCGTCACAGCAAGCCCAACTGGCGGCTGGGGTGGTTGTCATGGAGTTGCTCTCCGCCCGCCTGTCGTCCCCATTGTGCCGCTAGGGCAGCGCAGGCGCAGCCAAGCGTCTCAAGGCCGTACCCCTCCAGGCCAGAACTATGCAGCCTGTGCATTGTTTTGGCCTACCGACCATCCAACCGCACCGCCTCCTCGTACTCCGCCCCGATCCCCAGTCCTGAGTCCTCATTGGGCATCAGCCGCTTCATGCCCACGTGGATCAGACAGGCCAGGGCCAGGTCGCTCCAGCTGCCTGGCAGGGTCTTGAGGCTGCGGGAGGTGCCGGGCTCATTGATCTGCAGCCCGCCCTGGCCGACAGCCGCCACCTCGCTGAGCACCGCCAGGAAGCGCTGTTGGTCCATCCCCTCGAACAGCTGCAGGGCCTGGAGGCAGTAGCTCACCGCGTCCTGCCGCAGACCATCGGGCTGGTCGGCCCGCAGGTCGCGTCTGGCGATGCTGCCCCGCAGGTCCTTGGCCTTGTGGGCCAGCTCGCCGTAGGGCTGGGCCTCGATCACGCGCAGCAGCAGCCGATCGGCCTCGTCGCGGTGCTCGCCTGGATCCAGCTCCAGCAACGCCTGGGCCAGGTTGAAGGTGGTAACCAGGTCATCCGGTGCCACCGCCAGCGCCTGGCGAAAGCGTTCGATGCCGGCGGCCAGGGCCCCGGCGATCACCAGCAGGCTGCCGAGGCTGCGCAGGGCAAAGCTGTTGCCCGGCTCCAGCTCGATCGCGGCCTCCAGCGACTGGCGGGCTTCTGCCTTGTCGCCGAGCCGCATCGCAGCGAGCGCCAGGGCCACCTGGGCATTGGCCTGGGCGTGGGCATCGGACGCATTGGCGATCACCGCCCGGCGCAGCAGCAGCCGGGCCTCCTCCAGCCGGCCTTCTTCGCTGGCGAGCACGCCCAGGTTGTAAAGGGCCTCCGGGTGCTCGGGCTGGAGCTGCAGCAGGGTTTCCAGCAGCGGGCGGGCTTCATCGAGCCGGCGCTGCTGCAGGAGCGGGCCGATCGTGGCCATCGCTGGTGCTTCCGGTGCCGTCGGCTCCCAGGCCACCTCGATGCGGCCGGCGGCGAACACCACCGACAGCTGGCCGCCCATGGAGGCATAGGACTTCTGGAAGTAGTCGGTCACTGCCCGGTGGAATGCCACCGTGCCTGGGGTGCGGCTGCCCTCGGGCAGCAGGGAGGCATCAAAGCTGGCCTCTTCGATCGAGAACGCCGTGCCTTCCATCAGGTCGTTTTCCAGGAGTACCAGCGGGAGAGGCCCAGCTTCTCGGCCCAGCCATCGACGATCTCCCGATCCGGATCCGCTGTGGTGGGCTCGGCGCGGGTGATGGCGATCAGCTCCTTGGCCATGGCCTCAAACCCTGCCGCCTGGTACGGGATCGCCAAGGGAGGGATGCCGACCAGCTCGGCGGCCTGGAAGGCGTAGGCGGCATTCATCGCCCGACTGGCCTTCACCACATCGGCGGGGCTCATTTTGTCCACCTCCGCATTGAGGCAGGGCACGTTCTGCTGCACCTGGCTCTGCAGCACCGCCGCCTGCAGGCCCCGCAGTTCCGGGACCTGCTCGAACAGCCAGCGGTCAGCCCACAGCCCAGGCCCTGTGGAGCGCAGCTGCACCATCAGCCCGTCGTAGAAGCGCAGTCCGGCCTGCCGGGCCTGGGCCAGGCCGAGGCGGCCCTTGAACAGCTTCTCCACCTGGGAGACCACCTTCTCCCTGGCCTCGCGCTTCTCGGTGAGGTTCACCCGCTGCTCGGGGGGCACCTGCACGATGCGCAGCAGCAGGGCGGCCTCAAAGGCCACGTGGTAGCTGCTGGCCTCATCGGCATCGCGATAGGCGATCAGGTGGGCCTGGTACTCGGGCGTCGCCGGCCGCAGGGTGGCCAGGGTGCTCAGGTCGCTCTGCTGGGCCACCGCCACCGGCAGGCCGCTCACCTCTTCCACCTGCTTGAGCAGACGGTTGACGGCCGGCAGGAGCGCATGGGCAGGCATCGCCGGGCCGAGGGGAGAGCAGGGTCCCCACGGTATCGGCGGCAGCGTGCCGGGCCCCAGCCCCCTCAGCCGAATCCCTTGGCTGGCCCGCGGTTGCACGGCGGCAGCAGCGGGATCTCGATCACTGCACCCTGCTCCACCGGGTAGCCCTCCATCTGCAGGTGGATGTCGCTGCAGACCAGGGTCAGCGGCGGCTCCAGCTCCAGCGCCTCCATGAACACCAGCACCACGTCCTGCCCAGGACCGGCGGCATCGGGATGGCGCTTGACGTCCTGCTGGAACCGCAGGGCCGTGTACTTCTTGAGATCGGGCCGGGCCGAGAGCACGTTGGTGCGCAGGAAGCGGCCGTTGCCGTACTCGGTCTGGTTGACGAACGTGTCGTACGGCTCGTCGCCATCGGGCCCAGGCAGATCGTCCTGGGTGGTGATCCGGATGTCCTTCACGACAGGGCTGGGTGTGAGCAGTGCACCCAGCATCCGTGATCCGGTCAGGATGGGTCACGCCCGCCAGTGAGCAACGTGAGCGCACCCCTGCAGATCGGCGACACCGTTCGTTTCACCCGGGCCTTCCTGCAGTCGATGGCCATGGTGAGCGGCCCTGAGGCCCCCACCAGCAGCGGACCATTCGCGCGGGGCACGGTGACCGCCATTGGGCCGATCATCCCCAGCAGCCCGGTGGTGGTGGCGACGGTGAGCTGGGCCGATGGCGTCACCACCCAGGTGAACGTGACCAACCTCGAGATCCAGCCGGGCAACCCGCCGCTCACCCCTCGATGAGCCGGCTGACGCCTGAATCGATCCGGGCCAGCCAGGCGGACCTGCCACCGATCGGCACGGTGATCACGGAACTGCGCCGCCAGGATCCGTACATCCAGCAGGAGCAGCACCGCTACCGCTCCCCGCGGGGCTTCCAGCACTGGGCCAATCACCTGGCCTACGCCGCCCTGATCGAGGCCGGCGCGGAGGTGATGAACGAGCTGGCCGATCCGATCGGCTTCTGGGCCGCCACCACCTGCCGCTGGGCGCGGATCGTCGAAGCTCCGCCTCGCTTCCTGGCGCCGGAGCTGGCGGAGGCCTTCCGCCGCACACCCTCACCCCACCTGGATGACGAGCTGCCGCTGGTGCTGCCCTGCTTCCGGCTGATGCTTCCCGATGGAGCTCTGTTCACAGAAGACGGCGTGCCAATCCCGGTGGTGATCGTGGCCGACCTGCGAGCGATGGCCGACTGGCTGCCGGCTGAGGCCAAGCGGATCAGCGGCATCAGCTGCGTCGGCCTGGCCCTCGATGGCACCAGCTATCTCACCCGCCATTCCTTTCAGCAGATCGGCGAACGGCAGCCGACTGTGGAAGACCTGAGCCACCCGGCCTGGCAGTGGGACGAACAGGCGGTGCAGAGCACCAACCAACGGATGGAGGGCCTGGCGATCAACGCCCTCCTGATGCAGCTCTACCAACCGGAGCTGCTCACCACGGGCCCGGCGGCCAAGGTGCCGAGCGGCAAGGGTTTCTCGGCCGGCAGTGCCGATGACGCCGGCCCCGTGAAACCCCAAGGCCCGGTCTGGATCGGCAAGGACTTCCGGCTCGATCGCACCCCAAGGGCTCCTTCAGAAGGGGCCACGGCTGGCACCAACAGCAGCGGCACCGCGCGCCGGCCCCACTGGCGCCGGGGCCATTGGCACACCGTGCTGCATGGCGAGAAGCGTCAGAGCCGGCGGATGCAGTGGTTTCAGCCGGTGTACGTGGGGCTCGGCTGAGCTTCCGAGATTGGCAGGCGTCGGAGAGGGGATCACTGCCCCAACAGGGCCATCTGCTCCGGTGGTCTCTTGAGGATCTCGATCGATTCCACCGCCACAAGCCTGGGCTGTTCATCGGCCGCGGCCTCGTAGCTACCACTGACCCGGACAGTGCAGTCCAGGATCTCGCGCGCCTGCCCTTTATGCCGTTCGTCGTAGATGCAGCGGATTCCGCGTTGATACCGGGCTCCTCGGATTTCAAAGCGCAGAGCATCCAGGTCGATCTCGCGCACCACCCCCTCGAAGGCATCAGTCCCCCGGAAGCGCTGCCCTGATGCCTGATCCAAGGATCGCTGCAGGATCTTGCCGCTCTCTCGGGTGAGTGCCGCGGGCGCCACCTGGCTTTCCCCAGGACAACTGAGGAACAGCTCGGTGATGGCCTTGCTCCTGGGGGTGGGTGCAAGCTTCTGGGCTGCCACCATGACGGTGTCGCGAACAGCCGGGTCAGGGAACAGGGAATAGACATCCTCACTGACGGCTTCATCTTTGATGAGCCTGGGAATCAAGGGGAGGCTGCACACCGCCTCGCGCACGGCTTCATAGAGGCCATCGGTCACCCCCTCAAGCACCAGTTGCCCCTGGACCCCGACATCATCTGGCCTCGGGACCCGCATTCCCACGACCAGGCTTCCATAGGCCAGCCCTGAGAGATACGGATCCAGGTCTGCCGGCCAGCGAACGCGCTTCTCTTCGCTGAGACCTGCGATTGACTTGGCGATCTTCTGAATCTGGGTGCGCAGCTTCGAGAATGCGCCGGTGACAAGGGAGATGGGCGGCTCGTGGGTCATCACACCAGGCCCCGTGAATCGAGCGACCAGATCGGCCTGATCAGCCAGTGATGCGTAGGGGAATTCGTCGCGATAGAGCCTGGCGAGCAGCTCGAAATACGGTGTGCTGACCATCTCAGGGTCTTTGCCCAGCTGCACGGCCAGTTCTCGCGCTGCCAGGAGCTCTCGGTGGATGATGCGGGCTTTGCCCTCGACGATGTCGATCCAGCTGCTCATGACATCAACCTCAGCAGCCCTTTCTTGACGAGCTTGCAATCAAGTTCCTTCTCAAGCGCCTTTTTGGGATCCCAGGAGCGGAAATAGCTGACAAAGTCCTGGCCAAGCTTCTCCAGGCTGGGTCGCATGTCAATGTTGTAGGTGCCAAACAGCTCGGCGTTGCGCACGTAGAGCATTTGCCCCTCCCATTGCTGATCACTCGGCAGGCCCTGCAGCTCAATCACGAGGTTGATATTTGCTGGGTGCTCTTCTGAGGTGACATAGCTGCCATCGAGCACAAGTGGCGGAATCGTTGTGAAGCGATCTAGGAGCTCATCTCTGATGAACGCCTGCAGCGAATCAGTCAGCCTGCGGCGTTGGTCATTCCATGCCAGTGCTGCCTCCACTTCTGACATCGTGCATCCGTAAACTCCGTCAGGTAGCAATCCATACCGATTGAACCCAGGGATTGGCATGCTCACCAACCTCCGGTTCCCCGTGCGCACCCCCCTCTGATGCCCCAGGCGCTTGTGGGGCCATCGTTGCCACGATGGGAGGCGGCGGTGTAACTGAGCATCGGCCGGAAGGTGCTCCCGGTTTATACCCAGCCCGATCGCCAGGCGGAACCCTCCGACAGGGATCCGGTAAATCCCGGCCGGCAGTGCCAGCCGGGAGAGGCGCTGGCGCCTCAGAGCACGTGCACCCTGGCCTGGGGCCCAAGCACTCGCTGCTGATTGGAGGCCAGGATCAGGGCCTCGGCCCTGGGCACGTAGTGCGGCTGGGCGCTGATATGGCCCTCGCGATCGAGGAACAGCACCCGCAGCAGCTGGCCGGCGGCATCGAGCAGGTGCACCGAGATGATGCGGATCGGGCAGGCGCGGACCAGGGGAGTGGCGGCCATGGCTGGGCTGGCGAACGACACCGCCGTTCAGCCCCGGCGCCGCCAGCGCCGCGCAAGGGTCGCGCAGCGCAGCGGAGCGACTCGCGTCAGCCCTTGCGCGGTGCGCAAGCCGGGGCAGGCCGAGTGGCGTGATCGCCAGCCCCATGGCCAGCCCCCCCCCCCCATGACCGCCCACAACGCCTGTCATGGGGTCGAGTCGAGGCCCGGCACGCCGAAATCCCAGTCCGCAACTGAAGGACCCGCCAGGCCCTGCTCGATCCGGGGCGTCTTTGACAGAATGGGGACGCTGAGCAGCGTGCATCCCGTGCGTCTCTACACGGTCGGCCACTCCAACCAGACTCTGAGCCAGCTGGTGGGACTGCTCCAGCTGCATGGGATCAACGCTGTGGCGGATGTCCGCTCCATGCCTTACAGCCGCCGTCTACCACAGTTCAACAGGCCTGAGCTTGAGGCGGAGTTCCACCAGCACGGCATCCGCTACGTGTTCCTTGGGGAGGAGCTGGGCGCCCGGAGGGAGGAGGAATCGGCCTACGACGGGCTGCAGGCTGCCTATGAACGTGTGGCTCAGTTGCCAGCCTTTCAACTAGGCCTGAGCCGGGTGCTGAAGGGGCTGGGACGAGGGCTGACCCTGGCGCTGCTATGCGCAGAGCGGGACCCCCTGACATGCCATCGATCGATCCTAGTCAGCCGGCACCTTCAGGCCAGGGGGGTGGACGTGCAGCACATCCTTGGAGATGGATCACTGGAGAGCCATCAGGAGCTAGAACACCGCATGCGCCGGGCCTTGCAGAGACTCGGCATCCTGGAGGTCTCAGGAGGAGATGTGCAGTTGGATCTTCTAGGTCGCGAGGTCACTCAGGGCCGACTAATCAGCCCAGAAGAAGAGCTTGATGAGGCCTACCGCCAACAAGGGCGGCGGATTGCTTACACCAAACCACTGATTGCCGCCTGATGCATTCCCATGGGTAAGAAGATCACGCTCTACACGATTGGATTCACCAAGAAGAACGCCAAGCAATTCTTTGAATTGATACAGAAGAGTGGAGTAAATAAAGTGCTGGACACGCGACTGAACAATGTTTCGCAGCTGGCGGGATTCACCAAGAAGGATGATCTTGCATTCTTCTTGGATAAGGTGGCTGGGGTAAGCTATGATCATGCCCTGAAGCTCGCGCCTACTGACGACATTCTAAAGAGCTACAAGAAAGGCGAGATCACCTGGGACACATATGCCACCGCTTACAACGATCTGATCGACAAGCGCCATGTCGAAGAGCTCTTTCCAGCCGACTTGCTGGATGGGGCTTGCTTGCTTTGCAGTGAGGCAACTCCACACCATTGCCACAGAAGGCTGGCAGCAGAGTTCTTCAAGAATCATCTTGGAGGAGGAGTGGAGATCGTGCACCTCTGAGGTATGGAAACTACTGTGCTCTGCCTGGCCAACTCTAAAAAGGAGGGCGAACGCTGCATCGCCGGCATCGATGTGCGTACCGGGCAGTGGGTGCGCCCCGTAAGCCGCCATACTCCAAAAGGGGAGGTGCCTCTTCGCGAGCGTCAGGCAAATGGCCAAGAGCCGCAACCCCTAGATCTAATCCAGATGGATCTAGCTCACGATGGTCCTGCTGGGTTTGACTACTGCCATGCCAAAGAAAATCGCTGGATCGAAGCGACACCCTGGACAAAGTTAGGTGTGGCTGGCACCAGAGATCTTCATCGCTATCTCTGCACCGCTGCTCGGATCCTGCATTCCCAAGCCAAATACACACGTCCCGACGTGATCGAGTTAAAGCCACTTGCTGAGCGCACGACTCTTGAACTTCGCAAAGTACGCCGTATTGATTTTGACCAAAGTGGCGGCAAGTGGAAAGCAACGCTGTCCACAACCGAAGGCATTGAGCTTCGGGGAATCAGCGTCACTGACTGCGTACTTACTGAAAAGCTCAATGGTCGGGAAATCACTGGGCAGCAGGGCTATGCAGTGATCAGTCTCAGTGTTCCTTGGACTCCGCCGATAGAGGACTGGCCTGAGGGGCCTGTGGGCTGGAAGCTACTGGCTGGTTGGATCCCAATACAAGCTTGAAATGCAAGTTCTAGATGCCGTAGCAATGCCCACAATAGCCTTAGCACGATTACGCCGTGCACACGTATTCATGCGCGGAAGAGCAAAGCTATTGATGGAAGCTAGATTTCTCCCGCGGGTTCTTGTATAATTGCTCTGCCCAGGCGTGATGCAACTATTGCACGCCCCGGAAGGCTGGAGCCATGACTGACGCCAATAGCAACTGGATAGATCGTATCAAGACAAAGATTGAGCGCGAAGTTACCCAAATCGAAATCAGGGAGGACCTTAGCACTGAAGAAAAGATCTCCAGAACAATCCATATATTCTCGGCAACTTGCGCAGCTGCCGCCGCTCAGCCGCTGCCATTCGCCGATATCTTTATCTTGACGCCAATTCAAGCCTATATGGGCTCAAGGTTGAGCGCTATTCGCGGCATGCCCATCACTGAGGCGAAGGCCAATGAGTTGCTTAAGGAAATTTTAGGGACCGTTGGCATGGGAATGTTGGCCCAACAAGCAGCTTTGGGCCTGTACAAGGTGGGGCTGCCATTCTTGGCTGGCTTTACAACGATTCCACTTGTCTACGGACTGACCTACGCGGTGGGGCGGACCATGGACTACTACCTTAAGGAGAAATCAAGAGGCAAGGTTGTCTCCGCACCCGAGTTGAAGAAGATGTGGAGAGAAGCCAAGGCAGAGGGGCGTAAACGTGGAAAAGACTTCAAGCCGGAATCATGAACCGGACTCCAGGGATTCGCTACATCAGCTGCCGCTTTGATGAAGCGTCCATTTTGGCCGCTCTGGCCAAAATCCTCTTTTCATCCGACTCGCTTGAGGAGCCTGACTATGGGGTTTTGGCAGCGTTAAAGAGGAGCTCCCCAGAGTGGGACCTTCCCCTTGAGCAGATCACTGAGAAGCTCGATGGCCTTAGCGATGACCAAGTTGCGGGTTTGGTAAATAATGTGAAGGGAATCCTCCACGAAATGGAGTTTCAGATCATTGAAAACACTGATGGTGACAGTGTCTTTGCGGCTCTGTTCCCGGAAACGAACCACCAATCCGTCGACGTCCAGCTCTTTGATCAGTCAACTAACGAGTCATGGGAGATTCAGCTTAAAGCGACTGACAATCCGAGCCTAATCAATGCCTGGATCGAGTCCAATCCAGACACGGAGATTCTCGTGACTGAGGAGCTGGCTGAACGCTTGGCTCTGGAGTCCTCCGGCATGAGCAATGAGGATCTGACGATACGGGTAGAGGACTTCGTAGACAAGATGCAAGAGCTTAATGATGCAGCTGATGAAACAATCTGGGCCTTCTTCCCGGTTCTGCCACTGCTTTCATCGGGAGTCATCGTCTTTGAGCTCTGGCGGCGCTTTCGTGATGGACGCATCACCTCGGATCAGTTCCGAGACCTAACCCTGAAAACCCTTGGTATCAAGGCAGCCAAATATGCAGCTCTGTTCGCCGCCTTATCGGTGCCAGGGCTGAACATTGTGGTCGCTGCGTATCTCCTCGCTTCCTTGGTGATGTCTAGTACGGCGTTTGTCAATGAGGCGATGGGATTTCGGCCTCTTGGCTGGTTGCGAACATAATGCAAACGCTTGATGCGTCTATTCGATATATTTGTATTCACCATCCGCATGCGATTGGCATCGATGAAAAGATGAGAGTCGTTGACCAAGGCCAGGCTATTTACCCTGACCTTCGTATTGAGACTACGCCCGTGGACAAGGATTGGTTATGGCATAAGCAAAGCCAGTGCCAGTCAGGAGGCCTCGATGGCTAGTCTCGTTAATACAGAGCTAATGGGAGCGCAGGTTTCCGAGGTCTACAAATGGCTCTGCTTTGTCAGCTACCTCTGCCTCTCCGCAGATGAAAGAGCGGCTAGCAAGCTGGATGATGTGCAATTCATCTTGGAGCATGTTGCCAAGAACCGGGCGAGGGACCTCAGTGAATCAGGACAGTGGTGGGAGCTTTTCAGTGACAATCGGGACATGCGGATCTATGCCAGCTTCTTGATAAGCAGTATTCGCAGGAGCTCAAGATCTCTGACGCTCGGCTTGAATGCGCAACAGAAGAGAAGCCTTGCATTTTATTTTAGCGAATTTCGAGGACTTGCACTCTCTCTACGTTCAGCCAGGGATTCAGAAGCTCATCGATGCTTTGCTGGCGGCGAGGCTGCTTTTAACGGTTGCTATGGGGTTCAATCGCTGAGACTTTTTGACGTGGCCCAAGCGCTGTACGATCTCGTGCTTCAGGTTGCTCATGCCAATCGAGAAGAGGCAACGCGATTTAGTTTTCGCATCGCTCGACCCTCACGAGAGGAAATTGAGCCATATCGTTTCCACATATCTTCTGAGGTTGCAAGCTCTGGCATTCTTCAGGTTGGGCAACCATCGCCCGGATCTGCCCAGGCTCCTGATATTCAAAGCTCATCCGAGGGTGAGATGGTCTCTACGCCTGAGTTTCTGAGCCAAATCGAGCAAATCATGCAAGATGGACTGGAGGCAAGCACTGCCCCAATCCAAGAGCTGCGCGATTTTGTTCGACAAGAGCTGGCATCGATGCGTGGTGAGCTCCAGTCGTATTCAAGGCAGTTGTTACCGCTTGCTCCGGCTGGAGCCCAATTACCCCAAGAGCAGTCAGATGTGAAGGCTCACGGTGATGCGTCGAGAGCTCGAGAAGCTACAGGGGACTTGGGGAGGGACCTCATCACGCTGCGCGATGAAATCTATGAAAGCATGCAGCATCAGTTGCCTGGCTTCAAGCACTATCACAATATTCTTCAGCGTCCAATTGTGAGGCAAGCTCTTCAAAATGGTGTGGGGTCCTATGCTGAGTTAAAAGCGCTGCCAGAGTTCCAATCCAGGATCATCGGCATGTCACGCGGTTTCTCATTGGCTGAGCAGGAAGCGCAGTTCTCCCGTGAAATTGATCAGCTGCTTGCAAGGTATCAAGCTCCCTTCTAAGCCGGATGATCCGTGATTAAGTCTCTTTCGAGTTCGCAGACCAGCATCACTCTTGGCAGCCAACACCCACGGGGACGACGAGGCGCCATCAACTACGCCACGTAAGTGCGTCTGTGGCCTCTGCTCATTGCGGGTCAGTCGAGGCGTTCAATAGCCCGCGTTGTAATTGCGCCTCAACTCATCCCGGCTGGGGGCCGGAACGCAGTGCACCAACGCCGCCAGCTTCTCGACTGGCACAAGGGCTTATTGAGAGCGCATGAGAGCCGCTGCGGCGCAGGGGCTCTCAATTTCGGGTCTGGCGGTAGGTTGCGGCGGTTCTCGGGATGCCCTATCGCGACAACTCTCTGAGCCAACCCTCCAAGTGGGGCGATCCTACGGCTGACCACCAAATGTGGCAAGTCGTAAAGCCGCTTGACGCTACCGGTGGTGTCCGCCCCCAAAACCCGGTGTTAGACCTTGAAGTCCGCGGGGCTGGCCTTTCGGAACGAGAAAGGCCGGGGGAAGTTGGAGCCCTCTGCTTCTACCCATGCGGTCCCTTGTTCATGACTCTGCAGTCAGCCCATGGCCAGTGATTCCGGGCCTTCCACGCCGCCCGACCAGTCCACTTCCTTCCGCCCCTCGCTCTGCCAGAAGCGATCGAGTGAAACCGCGGCGCACCGAACTGCACCCCCGAGGGTGCGGCTGTGGTGCAGCAGCAGCCCCATCGCTTGAAGAGGAGAACCACCGATGGCGGCGCAACCAACCCGAGCTTTTCTCCACGAGGTGGTGACCAGCGCGACCAGTCCCGACGGGACGTTCTACGTCGTGGGCTACGTCTTTGATGCGGATCACGACAGGCACCTGGTCTTTGCGACCAGCGCCAACTTTGAGGATCCCAGGCTTCTGCCATTGATGAAGGGCCAGGAGATCAGCCTCACTTCTGGGAGCCCATGTCTGGAGGTGCTGCCGCTGAGTCAGCAGAGTGAGGAAGTCCGGTATCAAGTGGCTGAACAGCTCTCCGAGCTCTCGCTCGAGCCCCAGACCTGTGCAGCTGGCTGACCCTGGGATAGTCGGGCGATCCGATGGGGCCCCAGGCCGGTGGAGCCCCCAACTGCCCATGACTACTGCTGGACGAGAAACGCCTCGATCCAGTCGTGGTGGCACTTCTGGTTGATCCGATCGGCGATCGTCACGGCATCGTCTGGCACCTGGAAGCGCTTGCGGAAGGCCCGGGTGAGGCTCTCCAGCTGGGGGCGGGGGAGAGCCCGCAGGGTGCTGTGGAGGCGCTGGATCGTCTCGGCATCGAGGGCCACCTGGCCGGGGTCGGCTGGGGCTGAGGGCGTTGGCGTCGGGGCCGTGGTCTGGGTGCGGCCCTGAGCCGGGGAGGCAGCGTCGGCGGAGGGAGAACCAGACTCCGGCCGGCTCAGAGAAGACCGCTGCCCACCAGGCCGCTGGGCCCCATCACCCTGGCCCGCTGCACTGCTGACCTCCCGCTGGCGCTTGTCATAGAGGGCAAGGCCAAACGGATTCCCGAAGGTCATCAGGGCCCGCTTCATGGCGTCGGTTTCCGCCTCCTTGAGGGCGGACTCATGGGCCTGGCCCAGATCCACGTCGATGCCGTGGCCGGCGCCACTGCCCTCGCGGATGAGTGGGGGCAGCCCACCAGCGGTGACGGTGACGCGCACGCGAGCGGTGTAGGTGACGCCCCAGCCAGGCTTCTGGTCCCGGCCGATCGGCCGTTCGGCCTGGGCGACGCAGCAGACGGCGATGGTCTGCCGCTGCCAGCCATCGAAGCCAAAGATGCGGTTCGCTTCCGCGATCACCTGCCAACCCTCCAGATAGCTCACACGGCTGCGGCCCTGCTCCCGCTGGCGGACGTTGGCCCGATCGAGGGGGGCGGAGAGGGCAGCGAGCTGTTCTGGGGAGAAGCCGGAGGGCGGAGCCTGGGGGGCTTCCGGTGCCGAGGCTGTTGCAGGCTCTGGCGCTGGAGTCTCCACGGCGCGATCGACGGAGCGGATCAGCTCCAGAGCTGAGGGAGGCCTCTGGACAGGACGAGGAGCAGCGGGCCGGCTGGTGGTGCTGGCCCCGTTGGTGGAAGGAGCGGCGACGGTCATGACGGTGGACGCAATGGTGTGAGGAGGAAGGAGAAGGGGCCCGGCTGCACCACCGGAACCCCACATGCGGGGGGCCTATGGCCCCTACGGCCTATGGCCGTCAGTGGATGCGCCAGGAGCGGCGGGAGAGGAGCTGGGCGCCGGTGATCTGCTGGCCTGCCTTGAGAGCCGCCTTGATGGCGGTCTTGTCGGCCGAGAAGGTGGTTTTGACGCAGAGCCACTCGGGATCGAGCAGGGCCTCGTTCTCGATCTCGACCGCCTGCGACTTGCGGGACGTGAGCTCGTGGTTCGGGAACGAGAAACGGGTGGCCGTGGGCTGCAGCCGGGTGAGCACGAGGACCAGGGAGTCCTCCAGGGCATCGGCACGGGAGGCATCAGAGCGGGCCAGCTCCGTGAGCCGCTTTGCCTGCTGCTGCCGGTAGGCGGCCTGACCACGCAGGTGCTCGATCACCCAGCAGGTGGCATCGGCCTTGGCCGCCAGGGCGGTCTTGTTGCCCTCCTCGGCCAGCAGGGCGGCCTCGAGCTCGCCGAGGGCCTGGGCGCGGGTGTCGTCGTCATCGGCTTCCAGCTGCTCAGCCAGCTGACCGATGGCGGTGGTGAGCTCCTGGGCCTCGATGCCCAGCTGCCACAGGGAACCGGAGCGCTGCAGGGAGCAGGACGGTCCGGCGGCCTGAAGGAGAGCCGGGGAGAGAGGTGCGGCGGGGGCGGTGAGAACGGCCATGGGGATGGGAATGTGAGAAGTGAACGAAAAGAACGGGGCGGCAAATGCCGCTCAGGCGGCGAGGGGCTCCGGTGAGAACGGGGGCGGAACTTCCATCACCACCACCGGCACCGGGGACCGGGAGGAGCAGCGGCGGGCCTGCTGCACCAGCGAGGCCGTGCCTGCACCACCTGGGAAGGCGATCACCAGCACTGAGGCGCTGAAGGATGGGGAGGTGTGGGCCTGGGCCTCGACCAGGGCCTGCTCCAGCAGAAGGCGATTGCGGATGGGGCCAGCAGCGCGGCCATGGCGGCGCCAATCAGCGGCGAGGGACTGGACCCGCCAGCCGAGCTGCTGGGCGGCACGGCCGATGGCGCGATCAGCGCCACGGGCACCGCCATGAAGCAGCAGATGGACAGGCCGGCCACCACTGCGCTGGAGCAGGGCGGAGGCGATGCGCTCCTGGGGCCAGACGAGATCGCGACCACCAGCGGCGACGATGACGACCGAGCGATGGGCCAACGCCGGCGGCGGCAGGAGGCTAAGGGAAGGCAATGCAGCGGCCTGGGCCACTGCAGCAGAGGACAAGCTCATGGGCTACAGAGCAAACGAACGGGGCAAGTTGTCCGAGGATTTCGTTGCCGCAGGCGATGGGCTCGTGGCCTTTGGCGCAGCTCTTATTCTACCAGTACAAACGCACTGAGCAGCGGGCAGAGCTGCTGCAGGGCAATGGATCTGCGCAAAGCAAAGCCATGCGCTAAGGGATCGAAGAGTTGATAAGCAAGGCCGCCAGATTCAGCACGGAATAGCCAGCTGGCCGCGCAGCCGCGCGAGGAAACTTGGGGCAGCGCCCAGCCCCATGCACGGGGCAACTGCCCGGCCACCGCAGCCGCGGGAGAGCAGCCATGCCCGCCACCCCCACACCGGCCCCGGAGCGGAGGGTGGCGGCGGCTGGCCGATGCACGCCACGGCGCAGCCGTGGCACGCTGAAGGACGGTCGTCGCCGACCGGAGCCCTGCGGTGTCCGATAGAGCCCTGCGGCATGGCCGCCACCAAGGCCCAGCCCGTGGATCAGAACAATCAGCCCCGATCGGTGCTCCTGGCACCCAGGGTGGATGCGGCTTCTGCGCGAACTTTGATTTGGTCCGCCCCCAATCAAAGGGAGCTCCCTTTCCCCTGAATAAGGGGCCCTGGCCACGAAGCCCTCATCGCTCAGCCCGCGGCATCGGAACTGCATGAGCCCAACCCTCGAATACCGTCAATCGAGCAGCTGCCTGCGAAGCAGCTGCTCGATCCCAGGACCTTCCTGAGAGGCTCCAAGGGGCGCGAAACCCCCGAACCTTCTCACAAACCTTCTCACACCCAAGGCACTAGAGCCACAGGCGCCAGCTATCGCAGTGATTCTCGGGCATTACACGCTGAGCCTTCTAAGCAGCCGGTCGTTGGTTCGAATCCAACAGGGGGCGTGACAAGAAACCAAGCAGGGACAGGGGTTTACGCCAGTCACCGCAGGGGTTTTCAGGAAAGGGGCCGATCCGACTGGATCGGC